TGAGGTTGTATCCAAGGCTTATTAATGACTCTTACAATCCAATGGAAGATTCTAATGAAGACGACAGACAGATTTTTATTCAAGGCGCTAAATACCAACAAGAAAAAATGTATAGTGAGGAAGAAGTTATAAAATTTTTACAACAATATAGATATGATTTATCTTCTAATAAAACTTCTAATTTAGGAGATACAACAAAGCAATGGTTTGAACAATTTAAAAAGAAATAATATGTCAAATAAAACAATAATCAATTTTATTCTTACCGCCCTTATGGTATCTTATGGGGCGGTAGGGTATTTTCTTTTAAAAGAGAAACTACAAAAAGATTCGGAAAAACAAATTATATTTTTGAAAAAACAATATAATTTTGTAGAACCAAAAGACTGGAACAATGAAAATTTAACCAGGGAGCAGCATCAATTTTATCAATATCTTCAATACGCTAAACCAGAATAAGATGGAAAAGACAGTAATACAAAAAGCAATTGAAAAAATAGATGAGCAAATAGAAATTGCTCAAGCGTGTAGAATTGAAGCATCAAAAGTTAGGGATGAAACTTCAACGAGTAGGCATCATGGAATGAAGATTGGATTGGTTAGTTTTAAGCAAGAATTAATTAATCTTTTAGAATTAGAAAAACTACAAAATCACTCGGAATATATGCGTGGGTGGTATAATGGTTTTAACGGCAAAGAAATTGAAACGAAAGGATTGGAACAAACAGCAGTAGAATTATTATATGAAGAATTAGATAACATTCTTGAATTGTACCCAAGCGAATGGGATAAAATAAGTAAAGTATATGAACAAGCCAAAGAAATGGAGAAGGAAATAATACGTACAGCATATCTTGATGGTATGGATGGTGAATATAATACATCAGAACAATACTACAACGAAAAATTTAATAAAAAATAAGATGGAACAAACAGCAGTAGAATGGTTTGCGGGTGAAATCAAAGGTGGTCAATTAATAACTAATCAAAAGTTTAAAGAGTTGTTTAAACAAGCCAAAGAAATGGAAGATGAGCAAAGAAAAAATGATTTTAGAGCAGGGTGGCATGGGAACAAACATAAGGATTGGAATTGTGAATTTTATTTGATTAAACACATGAATAAGGATTTTAAATCAAAATAATATGGAATTAGAAAATGCAAAACCCCACGCAACTTATGAAGGCTTGAAAATTCAATTTTTTGCTTTAAAACGAATAATAGTATCTAAACAAGCACAAATTCAAGTGTATGAAAAAAGAATCAAAGAATTTAATATTGATAGAATCATTCAACTTGAAGCCGAACTTGAATCACAAAAAGAAATGAACGCTATTTTAACAGAAGAATTAACCTTTAAAACAAAATAAAATGAAAATAGCAATGTATGACCTTGAAGGTCACTTATTAGAAGTATTTGATGTAAATACAGTTAGAGAATTAGAAATACAATTAAAAGCACCAAGAGGTTCTATCAACAGTACAATTATTGGACATACTTTAACATCAATAAATAAACAATTTAGGAGATATTCTGATGGAGCTAGAATTGTTAATAGAATTGGTGATGTAACTGTGATTCCAAGTAAATCATTTTGTAAACCTGTCTCTAAATATTATAATGGCTCTTATATATGTAGTTATGAAAATATTATAACCGCTTGTGAAAAAAATGGAGTTACAAAAAATAACATGTCTACTATTTTAAAACAAGAAAAAGGTACAGCAGGTGGATTTGAATGGAAATATGCTAACTAACCTTTAAAACAAAATAACATGGAACAAACAGCAGTGGAATGGTTAGTAAATGAATTAAAAGAAAGCATTGGGCTTAAAGATTTGCACGCTATTGAAAAATCTAAACAAATGTTTGAGCAACAAATAATTATTTCGCATATAAATGGGCAGTCTGAATTCGATTCACAATCTTTTAGTGATACCAATAAAAAATTAGCAGAACAATATTATAACGAAACATTTAAAACAGAGTAACATGAAACAAACAGCAGTAGAGTGGTTAGAAGAAATTATTTACGATGATAAAGAATTTAGTTTATCAGAAGTATTTAAACAAGTCAAAGAAATGGAAAAGGAGCAGATAGTTACAACATGGAACACTGCACATCAAGCAGGTAGGTTTGAGGGTAAGGGTATTGCTGAAGATAATTGGCAAACATTTGAATCACATTGGGAAGAAACCTTTAAATCAGAATAAGATGAAAAATTATGAATTTTTATTTTTGGTAAGTGAAATAATGTTAGGATTATGTATAGGACTTATATTATCTTTTAGATTAGATAAAGATGAAGGTAAACAAGGAATTGTATATGCTTGTATTTTTGGAATCGGCATAGGTGTATGCATTCTAATTGAAGGATGTCATGAAAAATATTTAGCAGATAAACAACAAACTTTTAAAACAGAATAAAATGGAAGCAAAATGTTGTCCTAATTGTGGTGAGTGTGAAAACATTCATGCTAATTTAGATTGGAGTAAAAAAGAAAAACCAGTAGAAGAGTTTTTATGTAATGAATGTGGAACATATTTTCCACCTAAATCAGAATAAGATGAATAGATTAACAAAAAATATAGTAGCTTTCTTAGTTACATTTTTAGCAGTACATATATGTTCTATGTACATAATGGGGGGATTTGATCACCAAACTGTTGCAAGTAAGCTTATATCATCTTTTATAGGTATCGTGTTAGGCATGGCTGTTTTAGCTTGTACAAATGAATCTGAATAAAGACAACATGACAGCAATAGAATGGTTGTACAATAAAATGTACGAACACAAGGGAAATATTACAATATCGGAATATGAACATGCCAAAGCAATGGAGAAGCAACAGATAATTGATGCTTTTAATAAAGGATTTGTGACCGACCAATGGGATAAAAGCAAAGAAAATAAAGCAGAACAATATTACAACGAAAAAATTAAATCAGAATAAGATGGAACAAGAAAATATTCCCTTAACTGAAGAGTTACTCTTGAGTTTTGGATTTGAGAAAATAGTATACAACTCAGAAGATTGTTTTGGGGTAGACTATAAGTTAAAGCATAAAGACTTCTTATTGGCATATTGCGATGACTTCTCAATTGGTATTATGGGACATGAAGATGATATAGGTATAGCACCTGACATAGAATTATTTAGATATGTACACCAGTTACAGAATCTGTATTTTATACTAACAGGAGAACAATTAAAACAAAAGTAATGGAAAAAGAATTTGTAGATTACACAGAAGCATTAGAGCTTAAAGAACTTGGATTTGATGAACCTTGTATTGCTTGGTTTGCCGAAACAAAAGACTTACAGATAGCTCCAGAAACTTACAAAAAATGGACATCTAAACCTTGTAACAATTCAAACATTGTTAAAGTTTTTAATAACGATTGTTTTACTGCACCAACATTCACACAATGCTTTAGATGGTTTAGGGATAATTATAATTTACATCATGTAATAAATAAAGGTTTTGAATTTTTTGGAAGTAATGTAATTTTAGAGGAAAATAGACATGATTCAAGACAGAATAAAATAGTTCCTTATCATATTCCTAAATATTTTGATAAACATAATACTTACGAAGAAGCAGAACTTGCTTGTTTAAAGAAATTAATAGAAATTGTAAAAGAAAAGTAATGGAAGATTTAGTAGGAAAAAAAGTAAGAGGTTTTAAGTTTGAAGGTGACTATAATGAATCAATGGATAAACATATTGGTGAAATAGGAGAAATTATTAGTGTAAGTGCAGTATTAAAAAGAGTTAGAATTGAATTTGCTACTGCTTCTTGGAACTATCCAGTAGATCAAATTGAGAAACACTTAGTTAAAGAAGTTATGAAAAAATTTAAAATAGGAGATAGAGTACAATGTGTTGAAAATGGAGCAGCAATCAAATCACATGCCCTTGGATATAAACCAGGTAAAAAATTTATAGTGGATTTCATTCAGAAAGGTAAGTGTGAGCATATATATTTCCCTAAAGATGATCGGGGTGTATATGAATGTGATCTAATATTAGTAAAAAAACTACCAAAGTCCTTTGCTTGTACAAATACTAATCAAGAGTTATGGGACAAGTATATTAAATGGTTGAATAAAAAATTTAATGCGAGTGTTGTTGGTAAGTCTTTAGATTGGCCATATTATGGTATTAGTATATATGAAGAATTAAATAATTATTCTTCTGAAGATGCTTTTGACACAATCTTATCACTAGAAGAATGGGATGAAATAGTAAATGGAACAGAAACTAAAACAAAAGAAACAATGAAAAATTACACAATTACAAGAGAACAATTACAAAAGATTTATGATGTAGCATGTAGTGAATGGAAAGAAACAATTCTTAAATATTCAAGAAGAAATCCATTTGGAAATACTATTGAGTTTACTCAAACAGAAGTAAGTGAAATGTTTAAAGCAGCTAGTCTTAGTCAGACAGCAGTACTTGCAAATATATTTGGTAAACAGGCTGAAGAATTAAATTTTAAGTCAGATGATATTAATTTTAAAGTTGATGGAATTTCTGTATTTGGAGAAAGTAATAAATCAGGATATGACTCTTTTATTGGATTACCTTCTACAGATAAGTATAAAAGTTCATTCTTTTTAAATACTGATTATGATTGGACATTGGATGATGGAGTATTAACAGTTACAAGAAAAAAATAAATAAAATGGAAACAGGAAAACAAATAGAAAAACTATACTTAACAGATAAAGTATTGTATGTGGGCAAAGCCTTTGGCTCATTAAACTATGGAACATACTATAATCTTATTAGAGAATTTGATGGGGATTATTTAGTATTTGATGGTTACGGTAATGAGCTTGCTGTACCAAAGAAAGATTTTGCAGATGACGCTACTATATCTAAAATAAAGGCAGGGCAAAAAGAAAGAGCTAAAAATTATATGATGTTGAAAGATGGATATAGACTTAAAGAAGAGGCTCAAAATGTTGCTAAAAAAGATAATCATTACGATAATTCTAACGGTAGTCTTTATCTATTTGCAGAACAACATGATCTTAATTCATGGGAATTTGATTGCATTAAAAGGCTCGTAAGATGCAGGAAGAAAGGATATTTCCATGAGGATTTAGCTAAGACCATAAGAGTTATTGAACTTTATTTAAAAGAACATAAGTTATGACAGCATATTCAAAAGCATTTGAGTTAGTAGAAAAGTACACAAATGTAAGATGGGATATTGACCCTGATACAGCTAAACAATGCGCACTAATTGCAATAGATGAAATATTAGGCTACATGGGTGCGGATAGAGGTACTGAGTTTTGGTTGGAAGTAAGATCAGAACTAAAAAAGTTATGATGAGTATAAAAGAACAAGCTGTCGCATTAGTGGATGAGTTTTATGGCTTGCAAAGTGATAAGATGAACGATTATACATGGATTGAATATCCAACAGCTAAGTTATGTGCACTGGTTGTAGTTAAATATGTATTGGAAGTACTAGATCCAGAAGATTATAATGCTAGGACTTACTGGCTAGAAGTACAAACAGAAATAGAAGAAAAATTATGAAGAAGTTATTATTAATAGTGGTTTTATTGTTTACTGTAAACAGTTTTTCTCAAAGTGTTATAAACACTTATGCAGCACAAATAGGTTACTGGAATGAAGGCACAGCTAAATACAATTGGGAAACAGCTGTAAAAGCTGATATTACCTTTACTATTCAAAATGGTTATATTTTCTCTACAGATAAAAATAATTCTGTATATGAAATAATTAAACTAGAAAGTAGTGATAGTAAAGAAGGTATATGGAGTGCAACTGATGATGAAGGGGAAGAGTGTGCTATAATCATAAAGTATAATGAAGATGAAGACAATATATTTGTAGTAGTTTACGATCTTTTTTGTGTTAAGTATTACTTCGAATAAGTTATTAATTTATTAAAAATAAAGTATGAAATTATACGATATACCTAGATATTCTAGAGTAAAAATTGAAGGTTTAGAAATGAATGATAAACCTGTAGGTGAATTTAACTTTTTTTATACAGACGGAATGTATTCTGTGTGTGAAGATGATAAAGGAGAGATATTTCATTTACCCGCTGATACAGAAGTAGAGTTAGTGTGTTCTATGAAGGAACATGATTTAAAATCTTTAAATAGTTAAACATGGCATTAATAGTAATCAGCATACTCTGCATTTTAATTTGTGGAGTTATTTTAATTGGCTTTGCAAAAAGCATCTATGACGATTTAGATAAAAATGAATTTTAATTAAAAATTATGAAAGCAGAAATAATAAAAAATGGAACTCTTCAGATTGTTTTAACACCTGAAGATGATTTAGACAGAGCAGCACTAGCTATGATGTCTAAAAGCGGAGGTATAGAATCTACTATTATAGATTCACAAACTCAAGTATTAAATAAAATAATCCACGAGGGATTAATTATAAGCACAAAAAGTGTAGTAAATAATCAATAAACAAAAATCAAAAACATGAACAAATTATTTAAAATTGTAGAAGAAAACGGTAAATTTATCGTGTTGGTAAGTACTAAAAATCCTGCTTGGAAATTCTGGGCTAAACAAACTTATCAAGTAGCTGTTCAAAAGAATGGCAGTCTTTGTGTATATGGTCGTTTGCGTTTTGCAAAGGCATATATTACTTTACAGGGCAAAATTTAATATTCTTTAATGATTTATTTAGTAACTAATCAGCAGTCGTTATTTACGGCTGCTGGTTATTCTATGGCTACTGTTGAAGAATCTTTGGAGTATCTAGAGACACTAGATGTAATAGGCTTTGATACAGAAACTAGAGGAATGGATCCATTCACAAAAGATTTACTAAGTATGCAATTAGGCGACGAACAACGTCAATATGTAGTAGATTGTTTAACTGTTAGCCCAGTGCTGTATAAAGACTTACTAGAGCGTAAAGTTTTAATAATGCATAATGCTAAGTTTGACCTTAGATTCTTGCTGTATTATGGCATTGTATCTACTAAGATATTCGATACTTTCTTAGTAGAAAGAATTCTAACAACAGGTTTAGACACAGTAAGAAGATCTCTAGATGCAGTAGTATATAGATATTGTAAAATAGAATTAGATAAGACTATACGAGGTAATATTCATAGAGAAGGTTTATCTACAAGAGTTATTAAATATGCTGCCGATGATGTTAAGTATTTACATCAAGTTAAAAGAAAGCAAGAAGTAGCTCTTGAGAATAATTTCCTAACAAGAACTGCTTCTTTAGATAATGAATTCGTAGTATGCTTGGCATATATCGAGTTTTGTGGTATGTATATGAATCCTACAGATTGGAGAAGTAAATGCGATGATGATTTAAAAGATTTATTAGCGGTACAAGAAACTTTGGATAATTTTATCCTAGATAATTCTGCTACTTATCCTAAATTTATTGATAATCAATTATCTCTATTTGATTCTGGTATTAAATGTAAACTTAATTGGGCATCGTCTAAGCAAGTTATTCCATTTATGCAATCTTTGGGTGTAGACACGTTGACTAAGGACAAAGAAACAGGCTTGATGAAAGATTCTATAGACAAGAAAGTTTTAGGCCCGCAAAAGAAAAAGCATCCTATTATTTCTACATATATAGAGTATACTGAATCGCAGAAAGAAGTTAGTACTTATGGTGAAAACTGGTTTAATTATATTAATAGTGCAACTGGAAGAGTGCATACTAATTATAATCAAATTATGAACACTGGCAGACTATCTAGTGGTCAAAAGGGCATGCCTAAGAAAGGAATAGCTCAAATGCCTAATATGCAGAATATACCAAGTGATAATAGAACTAGAGGCTGCTTTCAAGCAGAGAAAGGTAATATGTTAGTAGTAAGTGATTATGCAGGTCAAGAACAAATAGTATTAGCCAACAAGTCCTTAGATAAGGATTTACTTGAGTTTTATGCTAAAGGTCTTGGGGACATGCATAGTTTTATAGCATCGAAGATATTTCCAGAATTAGGAGATTTAAGTCTAGATGAGATAAAAGATAATCATAAAGGTAAAAGACAGATTGCTAAGGGTGCAGGTTTTGCTATTAACTATGGTGGAACAGGAATGACTATTGCGCAGAATCTAAATATATCTATGACTGAAGGCGAGGAAGTTTATAAAGCTTACTTTAAAGCATTTCCTGGATTAGCTAATTATTTTAAAGTAGAAAAGAAAAGAGCATTAGAATTAGGTTATATTCAATTTAATAATATAAGCGGTAGAAAATGTTTTATTCCTTTCTTTGAGGAATTTAAGAAACTTCATGGTGAGATATACGAAACAGATGGATTTTGGGATGATTATAAGTTAGAAAAGAGTAAAAACTCTCATACTTTCCTTAATTATTATAAACCTAAAGTACGAGAATACTTTATGAAAAAGGGAGATATCGAAAGAATGTCTTTAAATTATCCTGTTCAGGGTGAACTTTTGCCCTGATTAAATCCCGTTAATTCAGTGAACCCTGGAATGGGAATACTGAGCCAAGCCTCATAAGGAATTTTGAGGAGCGGTGCAACGACTAGAAGTGAGTCCAGAACGGACAATAATTCTTCCACGAAAGCGGGAAATCTATTTATTAATATCAATAACTTTTATTATATTTGTGCAGAAATAACTAAAATGCACAATATGAAAATTTGTACAAAATGTAAATTACAAAAAGAATTAACAGAATTTCCTAAACATACTCAAACTTTAGATGGCCGTACAGGTCATTGTAAAATGTGTGAAAAAGAAAAAAGACTAAGTGTAAGGTATGAAGTCGCTTTATTAGAAAAAAAATGCAATCATTGTAAGAAAATAAAAAATTCTGAAGATTTTGCTAAAAATCCTAGACATATAGGAGGACTGCATACATGGTGCAAAGAATGTTCTAATTCTACTAGAGTTCAAAAAAAGTATTATGTTCAATCTAATCAAAATAAAAAAGAAAGAATGAGTGTAGACTTCGAGTATAGGAAAAAAATCAATGAACAAAAAAAATTAAATAGTAGGATACATTTTAAAAATGTTATGTTAGCAAATGCTAAACGTAGAGCGGTTAAAAAAAATCTAGCTTTTACTCTAACTAAAGAAGATATTGTTGTTCCTGATTTGTGTCCTATTCTTAAAATTCCTTTTATATCAGGAATTAAAGGAAATTATGAGCACACTCCTTCCTTGGATAGAATTGATAACAATTTAGGATACACAAAAAGTAATGTACAAATTATTACAAAAAAGGCTAATAGTATGAAAAATTCAGCAACGTCTGAAGAATTAATACTATTTGCGGATTGGATATTAAAAAATTATAAATAGATTAAGATATAGTCTGAACTATAGAGAATAAAAATCTATAGAAATAGGAGATAAAGAGCTCTTATGATAACAAAATGACGAGTGCAGACATTACTAAATTGGCTGGTATTTATTTCTTTAGATATTTGGTAGAGAAAGATTTAGTATTTAAAGTAAAACTACCTAATGTAGTTCATGATGAATGGTTAGTAGAATGTCCAGAAGAGATGGCACAAGATATGGCTGATGTCCTACAAGATTGTATGGAGAAAGCAGGTGAAGTATTTTGTAAGACAGTAAAGTTAAAAGCAGAACCGATGATAACTAAAACTTGGAAACATTAAGATGAAGAAAGATAAAATTTCTTTTAAAGAAAGATTAGTAAAATTGAAAGCAGAGATAGTATTACTAGAAAGTGTTAGTTATTTACATGATTATTTTGAACATTGCAAATTGCATAAGAATAGTTATATAGTAGAATTACGTAGAATAGTAGCATTAGAATTAATAGCTAAAGGAATTTCTTATTCAGAAGTTGGTAGAGTATTATCTAGAGACCATAGTAGCATACTTAGCTTACTAGATTTAGATAGTCATACTAGTGTGCATTTAGAAGTTAAAGCTAATTATCTTGAATGGATAGAAAAAGGTTTATATCCTATTACTTATACAAAAAGAGTACCTTCTGCAGATCATAAAGACGGTTGGAAGAGTATAATTATGTATGAATTAAAAGAATTAAAAGATGACGAAAAGGGAAAAAATACAAAAAGAAGCTACTTTAGAGGCAGTAAAGAATAAATTCAATGGTATTCTTTTTGTTAGTCCCAGGGTAGGTAAATGCAAAATAACGATTGATGCTTTAAATACTGTGGATAAGGCAATTAAGGTGTTAATTGTGGCACCTCAATTGTCTATTTTAGAGGATTGGAAGGTAGAAGTTGTTAAATGGAATCTTGTAGATAACATTGATGTAGAATATGTATGGAGCAATAGCTTGAAGAAAATGAATGCTGGTGCTTATCATCTAATTATTGCTGATGAGTGTCATAGTTATAATCTAAAGGTACTTGCACAATTGCGCCTACATCAAATAAAAGGTAGTAGAATTTTAGGATTAACTGGAACTTTAACACAACAAGATGAGTTTAATTTAAATAATATTCTTACCTTAGCTCCCTTCTTCACATATACTTTCGAGCAAGCTATCAAGGACAAAATTATTGCAGATTATGAAATAATTTGTGTCGCTGTAGACTTGGATAATACTGAAAAATATGTATTAGGAGGGTCAGAGGCTGCGCCTTTTTATCAAACAGAAAGAGATGCTTATAATTATTGGGATACTGCTTATAAAACGGCTGTACACAAGGGTAGGTACAAAAATCTAAGATTCTTAATGTCTAAAAGAACAGGAATTATTTATAATTCTAAGGCTAAATTAGATGCTACTGTAGGAATAGTAGGTTCGATAAAAGGTAGGTGCTTGATATTTACAGGTAGGCAAGAAATTGCCAATCAAATAGGCGATGGATGCTTTCACAGTAAAGCTGATAAGTCTTCTTTAGAAGATTTTAAGACTGGCAAGATTAATAAATTATCTGTTATTTCTATGATTTCTATGGGCATTACTATTCCTAATTTAAAGATAGCAGTGTTCAATCAATTGAAAAGTGTAGAGAGTCTTTGTATTCAGCAAACAATGCGTGCTATGAATCTTCAAGGTAAATCTAAAGCCAAGATATATATACTATATCTTAAAGGCACTCAAGACGAAGTATGGATGAATTCTGCATTACAAGGATTTGAAAAAACTAAAATTAAATGGATATGAAGATAGAGCTTACAATTGAGAAAATGGTTGAAAAGCAATTATTACCTAATCAGGTAATATTATTGCTGTTAATGTATAACCAAAAGTTTGATGAGATTAAGAGTTTATTCGGCATAAAGGAAGCAATTATTATTAGAGATAGTTTAGTAGGTACTCCGTACATATTAAATACTACAGGTAGCAATATAAAATTCATGGAAACTCTTATTAGCAGAGAAAATGTTGCAGATTTATTGGGAATTAAAACGGATGCTAATATTAATTTCTGGGAATTTTATAATTGTTATCCTGTAAAAGTTGGCTCTAGAGTATTGCGTGCATCGGGCCCTACTTCACAGTTAGCATTAAAGCATGAGAAGAAATATCTAATGCGTGTTAAAACTAATGAGAGTCATCTTAAGGCTATAGCAAGTATTAGTGCTTATGTGGCTAAACAGAAGTCTAGTGGTAAGTTAGAATTTTTGCAGAATATGGAAACTGTATTAAACAACAGTTCTTGGGAACAATGGGAAGTATTTATTCAAGAAAGCGGAAAGGAGGAAGAGGAGTGGAATAGCACAACTATTTAAATTTAAACAAATAAAAATTATGGCAAAAATAAAATATTGGGATAAACTCAAGGAAGAGATTGCCAGGGGTAAGTTAGGACTAAACACGGGTATTCCCTTTAGTGGATTTACTACTCTTAGTAAGCATATTAAAAATATTCAACAAGGTAGATATGATCTAATCTTTGCAGGTACTTCTATCGGTAAAACTGCATTTGTAAATAGCACTTATGTTTATGGTGCTATAGAATATCTTCAGAATAATCCTGGGTATGTGCACGATTTAGAGATTATCTATTATTCTTTAGAGATTCCTCCGCAAGATCAGATTGCTAAGCATATTGCTTCTTTAATCTGGAAGAACCATGGGATACTAACTTCTATTGATGAAATTAAATCTAAGGGTGACATGGAAATATCACCTGAAGTAGAGTTGTTAATAGGGGAATATGAGGTAAAAATGAATGAGATTCAGGATAAGTATCTATTTTATAGAAGTAATTTAAATCCTGATTTCTTATATAAAGACTTAATGGGGTATGCTGAAAAAAGAGGTACAGTAATACGTGATGACAATGATTTTATCATTGATTATATTCCTAATAATCCTTCTTTAATTACCTTAATAATTATTGATCATATTGGTTTAGTAGATCTTGGTAAATACTCTAGTTTAAAAGAAGCTATTGACAAAATCTCTAAGACTTTAGTGTTCTTTAGGAATAAATTTAACTTTAGTCCAGTAGTAATATCCCAAATAAATAGGGGCTCTGAACAAATGGACAGAAGAGATGGAGATAGTTGGATGCCAATGCTCAGCGATATTAAAAATACAGGCAATGTAGCAGAGGATTCAAATACTATTATAGGTCTAGCAAGTCCTTTTTATTTAGGAGTAGAGAAATGTCTTGGATACGACATCGGTAAATTTAGGGACAGATATAGGTTAGCTAAGATTCTGAAAAATCGGGATGGACAAGCACAACTAAATATTAGCTTCCTGTTTATTGGCGAGTATGGAGGATATTATCAATTACCCAAAGCGGACGAGTTAAACGGAAAGCCCGAAGAGCTTAAAAAGATTGATGAATATTATAAAAACAAGAACTTATGATAAAAGACAAGTATATTTGGGTAAAAGCTAAGTTAACTGCTCATCCAGCTTTACGAGATTCTAATGAGAGGTTATATTATAACTATCTACAAGAGATAGGATACGATATTAATAAGCCAACTAAGGAGTTTCTAAAAGATATGGAGAAAAGAGTTATACCTTATATGGATTCTTTTGGCAGAGCTTCTCGTAAAGTACAAGAGGAACATCCTCATCTAAGAGGCGCTACTTGGCAGAAAAGAAAGACAGTAAAAGAGGCAGAAATACGCCAAGAAATTAGGGATTTAACTTAAAAATCCTTATCTTTAATAAAGTAAACAATCTAAAAATCAACAATTTATGGGTCAACTCGTGTTTGTCGTTGGAAAAAGCGGCACAGGAAAATCTACCTCATTACGGAACCTAAATCCAGAGGAAACAATTATCATTAATACGGATCAAAAAGCGCTTCCGTTTAAACAATTTAACTTAAAGTACAATGAAGAGAATGACAATTATGTCAAGACTTCTGATGTGCAAGTAGTAATTGGTACCTTAAAGCGGGCACATGGTAATAAAAAAATCAAAACTGTTATCATCGACACATGGAGTCGTATAATGACAGATGCAGTAATGAATCCTTCTTTTCGAGCAGAAAAAGGTTTTGATAAGTATGGCAAATTTGCCGCTAATCAATATGACTTAATTAATATCATTAATGATAAATTAAGAGAAGATATCATTGTATATTTATTTGCTCATCCAGAAACTCACTATGATGATGGTGGTTTCTCTACAGAAAGAATCGGTGTACAGGGACGGATGCTTGAGCGCTTTGTGCCTGAAAGCTTTAGTTCTATTGTGTTTTATGCAGAAATTGTAAAGACACCTGGGGCACCAAATCGTCACGTATTTAGAACCTTAAATTCTGGTACAGATACGTGCAAAACTCCTATTGAAATGTTTGAAGAAGCTCTAGTAGATAATGATCTAGTAGAGGTAAACGCAGTCATAAGAGAATATTATTCAATTTAATAAATAACCAATAAAAAGTAAAACAATGCAAGATTTAATTTGGGACGCAGTTCCGACACAGAGAAAGAAGAAAGAAGAGTCTTTCTCATTACCAACAATGACAATGTCTGCAATCGCTAAAGTAGGAGCAGGTAGAAAGTTTAGTTTTAATAAAGCAGCGCAAGTTTCTTTAGGAATCGATGGAGGAGAAAGAGTTTCTTTCGGTTTTACAGCTGATGGTGCGCAAATCTTTATTCGTAAAGTATTTGGAGAAATCGAAGGATTCGGTTTAACTCAATCATGTACTATTAGTGATAAGAAAACTTACGAGTTTATTGCTAAAAGATTAGGATTAAATACTGAAGTAGAGAATCATTTTGATGTTCTCCCTTTAGCAGGATATTCTGAATTAGTTCTTAGAACAGCAGTTGCTGAAGAAGTAATGGAATTTAATACTGTAGATTTAGGTGAAGTATCTGACGAAGAAGATATGGATGCCGATCTATCTACTATTCCTGGAACACCTGAAGGAGGAGCTCTTTACGAAATGGCAGACCACACTAGGGAAGTAGAAGATGCTTTAGTGGAAGAGACTATCGAAGATGAAGTCGATGAAATGCTTGAACTAGAAGAAGACGAAGAAGAGAACGACGAAGAAGGAGTTTGGTAAGAAGTAATTAAGTAAGTAAATAATTAACAATTTTAAATAATAAACAATATGATCAATTTAAATGACGCATCATTTGATGCAGAGGGTAAAGCAATTTTCAATGGCGGAAATGCAGGTGTAGCAGAAAATGTTATGATGACAGTAGAAAAGAAAAAGGCTGATGATAAGCCTAATTCTCCTGACTACAAGTTATCATTTACCGATGCAGATGGTGGAACTTGTAACACAAGTTTTTGGTATGTAGAAAAAGCTACAGATTACTCTACAGTTGCTGAGCTAATCCAAAAGCAAGGTAAAGTTCTTAAGCATGTTATTCATGCAATTTATGGAGATGCTTACCAATTTCCTACAGGATTTAACAGCGCTAAAGAATTGTTAGACGGTTGTATGCAACTTATCCGTACTGGATTAGGTACAGGTCTTAAATTCCGAGTATTTGCTAATTATGGTTCTACTCAAGGAATTAAGGATTATATTCAGCCAAGAAGTTGGGTGCCTTTCTTGGAGCCAATGTCTGTTGCTATCGCTGATACTCGCTTAAAAGCAGGTAATATCGATGCAATGGCACGTATCCAAAAAGATTCATTTGTTGCTAGCGGAACTGCTAATGCAAATGATATTGTTGCTGGAGACGAGTGGTGAGAAAAAAATAATTAATTTTACTGAGGGGGACACTAATGTCCTCCTCATTTTTTTATGAAAGAAATCAATCTAAATTCAATAGTATTTAATAGTCAGATTACGAGGGAGGACATTCTTAAGCATGTTACGCAAGAAGAAATCTATTCGTTTTATTTGGGAGAAGATATTACACATTTAGGAATATTTCATAGTCCTTTACGGGAAGATAATATTCCATCGTTTGCCTTGTATTTTCACAAGGTAAATAGAAACATTCTAATGTTTTATGACTTTGCCACAAAAGATTGTGGTGACTTTGTAGTATTAGTTATGAGAATGTTTAATGTTGATTATCCTGAAGCTTTAAAGAAAATTACTTTTGATTTAGGACTATCCAATTTTAGTGTAGATCTTACTAAGCAAGTGATATCTTATACAAGAATTATTCATAAGGATAAAATTAAATTGGGAATTAAAACAAGGCCCTGGAATTATAGAGATAAAGAATTTTGGAATTCTTTTGGTATTTGTAAAGCTACATTATTAAAATTTAATGTACATCCTATTAGTTATGTGTTTTATAACGACACTGCCGTTAAGGCCCATGAACAAGCTTATGCTTATGTGGAAATAAAAGATAATAGAGTAAGTTATAAAATCTATCAACCAACAGAGATTAAAATTAAAAAATGGATTAATAATGCAGATTATTCTGTACACCAAGGTTATACACAATTGCCTAAATCTGGTGATATGTTAATTATTACTAAGTCTTTAAAAGATGTTATGAGTATTCACGATTGTTTAGATATACCTGCCATAGGCCTACAATCTGAAAGTGTAATGATGAAAGATTCAGTAATGGATGAATATAAATCTAGATTTAAAAAAGTAATTTGTCTATTTGACAATGATGAAGCGGGTAAGAAATTGTCCAAGAGCTTCACAGAAAAGTATGATATTCCATATTTCTTTGTGCCTGAAATGCCTAAAGTTACAGACTTTAGTGACTTAGTTAGAGTAGTAGGTAAGCAAGAAGCTGTGGATATTGTAAAATTAAAAATTAAGAAGTATGAATAGAGCGGACACATTAAGTAAAACTAGTAAAGATTTAATGATGAAAGAGCCCTATTACGGGTTCTTTCTCATTTTATTAAATAAATTATGGTACACAAGAGTACCCACGGCTGGCGTTGGTAAACAAGGAATAAATTATCAGCTAGTCATTAATCCTACTTTTTGGGAAGAGTTATCGGAAGACCATAGATTAGGTCTTCTAAAACATGAGCTTTTGCATATTGCTTTTGGCCATTTGAGTGCTGTATTTAAATTTAGTGATAGACAATTAGCTAATGTAGCTATGGATATGGAGATTAATCAATATATTATTCCTGAATGGTTACCTACAGGAGGCATTGATATTGACAAATATCCAGAATTAAATTTAGATAGAAAAGCAGGTTGTAGATATTACTATGACAAGCTTAAGCAAGCTAAGGATAAAAAAGATCAAACTGGTACTAGTGGCAGTGATGCATTTGATAAATTATGTGACCAAATGGACGGTGACGGTGAAGGTCTGCCTGACCATAGCACATGGGACGAGTTCGAAGATTTATCTGAGGCAGAGCAAAAGCTAATAGACAAGCAAACGCAAAGGCTCTTAGGCACCGCTAAAGAACAGACTTTAAAGAAGCAAGGTATTGTTCCTGGTGAGATGAACGATCTAATTCAATTAGATGTAATATTACCTCCAAAATTTGATTGGAAGGGATATATTAGAAGATTTACTGGAATTAGCACAAAGGTATTTACTAAGAAGATACGCAGAAAAGAGAATAAAAGATACGAAGGTAATCCTGGTCTTAAAATTAAAATGAGACAAAAGATGCTATTAGCTATTGATACCTCTGGATCTGTTAGTACTCAAGAGCTTGGAGAATTTATGAATGAAATATATCATATTTACAAAGCAGGTGTAGAGATTACTATTGTTCAATGTGATACTGAAATTCACAGTATTGAAGATTACAAAGGCAAGTTTGAATTAAAAATATCTGGTAGAGGTGGGACAGAATTTGACCCCGTATTAGATTATTTTGAAAAAAATACACAATTTACTAGTTTAATATATTTCACTGATGGTGAATGTTATACTAATAAAAAGCCTTCAAAGAAAGTATTATGGGTATTGTCTGAACAATCAAGTATGAATGAAGCCCTTCCTGGGAAAGTAATAAAATTAGAACTTTAAAAAATTAAATATGAGTCAAGTAAAATTAAATGTAGATGAGTTAAAATCATTTATCAAGCATATTGTGAATAATAATCAGTTTATCCAAACTCAAGGTAAAGTACCTGTTACTATTAATGTAGTAGGTGATGCTGGTCTAGGAAAAACTTCTGCAATATTGCAGTCGGGTTCTGAATTAGGTCTAGAGGTAGTTAAATTAAATCTATCACAATTAGAAGAATTAGGGGATTAATATTTAGTTTTTAGCAAATATTTAATTATATTTGTATATGAAAACATCAATTCTTCAATTGAGTGCAAAAGAACTAAGACAAAAATCTGGGATATACATGATAACATGTAATTCTAGAACATACGTAGGTAGTTCTAAAACTTTATACGATAGATTATTAGAACATAGGCAAAAACTTTTGAATAACAAACATTCAAATGATTTTATGCAAAAAGCTTTTAATAAATACGGTATAAACAGTTTTAAATACGAAATATTAGAATTTTGTTCACCAGAATCTAGAATTTTAAGAGAAAAATATTACATAGATGCATTAAAACCTAATTTTAATTTACAATTAGATCCTGTTCTTAAAACTTTATCAATATATAGTAAGCAAAAATTATCAAAATCAATTATTGATGGTAGAGCGGCTGGAAAGTATAAAACTAAATTTGATTTTTGTACAGTCGAAGTATATGATTATTTTGGAAATTATTTAAAGTCTTTTAAAGACAAAGAAGAAGCTTCTGAAAAATTAAATATTACTAAAAAAGACGTACAAAGATTAACTGGAGGTTATATTAAGGGTATAAGTAAAGACGGAATAAGATTAAGATATTCTAATAGCAAAACTTCTATAAAAAAATTCGATGTAAATCCAAATTATTTGGGTAAACATTTTAATTTTTATTCTGAAGGCGAATTTGCTTTTAATAATGTAAAAAATGCATGGGAATTTTTCTCTAAGATGATAGTATCTGGAAAAACAAATTTTAATATTGAAATAAAATTAAAAACCAATTAGGTCCCCTTTAAATTCTGTGAACTCAGTGAACATCCTGAAATGGACAATACTGACCCAAGACTTATAGAAATATAAGTAAGGAGCAACGACTAGATATAGTAACCTTACCATGTGGTGATGGAGGTAAATTATCCACGAGCGCAGAACACATTTTGATATTCTACCAAGAATAGCTATAATAGAAATGTGATGATATAGTCTGAACTGCATGTATATATAAAGATGCAGAATCTAAGGATAAAGAGCCTTAGAGATAACAAATAATGTTAATTGGTTTCCCTGTTAAAGAATATAAAGTTAAGAATGCAGAAGGTAAAACTTTATGGATTACTGAGCAAGAGATTGCTACTGCAGGTGAGAAAGGCTATAGAGTTGTAGATAAAAGAATGACACATGCTGCACCAGAATGGATTCAAGGTAAAGGTGAAGGTGGATTCTTATTATTAGATGATTTCTCAAGAGCTGACCATAGATTTCAGCAAGCTGTAATGGAAATATGTGACCGTCAAGAGTATATTTCTTGGAAATTGCCTAAGAACTGGCACGTTATCCTTTCTTCTAATCCTGACAATGGTGATTACAATGTAACTTCATTAGATGTTGCGCAGCAAACTAGATTTATTTCTGTTGAGCTAAAGTATGATGTTAACGTATGGGCTAAATGGGCAGAAAATGTAGGAATAGATGGTAGATGTATCAACTTTATGTTGATGAATCCTGAATTAGTAACTCAAAGAGTTAATCCAAGATCTGTAACTACATTCTTTAACTCTATTAGTTCTATTCAAAAGTTTGATGATGAGTTACCAATGATTCAAATGATTGGTGAAGGTTCCGTTGGAACAGACTTTAGTTCTATGTTTACTATGTTTATCAATAATAAGTTAGATAAAATTATAAGCCCTGAAGATATCTTAACAAAAGATGCAGGCTATGTATTTGGCTCTTTAAAAGATATGATTGGTGAAGGTGATGAGTTTAGAGCAGATATCTCAAGTGTAGTAGCTACTAGAATTATTAATTATTCTATAACTAAAGCTGCAACCAGCAGTATTGCTGACCCTATAATCCAAAGATTAGTGGCTATAACTACCGATTGTGAGTCTTTCACAGACGATTTGAAGTATTATATCATTAAGGAGCTGTTAAATGGTAATAAGCCTAAATTTAGTAAAATAATGTTAAACGCAAAGGTCGCTAATATGGCCATAAAATAAAGATTATGAAAAATATTTTAGTATTTAGTACAGAAGGTTCGGAAGTAAATCCTGATAACAGCATTAAAAGATTGTATTTGGATGTAGAGACAATTATTGTTGTAGATAACGAAGAGCAAGAAAACTTTGATTATCATTCTGGTGCAGATTATACTCCTAAAATAGGCGATAAATTATATTTTATGCCTAATGTAAATATTCCTAGAGTTAAGTTAAAAAATCTTATTTTAGATTATAATATCAAAGTAGTTAAGAATATAGAAGATGCTACAGCAATATTTGCTAATAAGCATTCTTTAGGCAAAATGTTAGAATCTAAATGGTTTTATACTATACCTTTAGTAAATTTTAAAAGTTGTTTTGAAATTCTTAAATCTTCTTTAGATATAAAACAAGTAGCAGCAGTGGAAACAGCTTTAGAATTTTATACTGAAGATATAGTATATTTAGATTGGCAGTCATTGAGTTTAATTACTAATGAAGATTTAAAAATCTATAAATCTGATATTGTTAATCAAGCAAGTTTGGCGCATGCAGCAAGAAGTTCTTCTTGTGTAGAAATTATTTCAACTGCAGAAGCTAAAGTTTTAGAATTTGTATTATCAAAATCTATTTACAGTGACGGCAGTTTAGTTTCTAATTTAAATGGTGACGATGCTGTTGTAATAGATGAAGTAGTTTATGAGCAGTTAGCACAAATGTTTAAAAGTAGCGATTTAGATAACACAGTAATTGCAATGGAAATTATGGCAAATAGTAAGTATAAGGAAAGTTTACTTTATATTCACTTGCTGTTTAAAGAACATTATAATGCAATTGCAGAAAGTCATACTAAAAATCACGTTAATTTCAAAGCATTATTGTCTTATTTAGGCAAAGATAATTACTCATTAGAAAGTAAACTAGATACTATTGTAGATAGTTTAATTCTTAAAGGAGTATTAACTGAAGATATGTTAAATATTCTAATGACTAAGTATTCTAAACAAATAGTAAATCACGGAAGTTCTAGATACTTCAGAGTTAAAAGTGTTACTGCAATTGATCAAGTTTTACAGATTGTCAATAGCAATTACAATTACACTACAATGCCTGATTTTATTCCAATAGTAATAGCGGAAGAAACAGTAATAGGGGATATTCCTGCTATTAGCGAATCGGACCTTCAATGGTTATAAAAACACAAATATGGTTAGTGAACTTAAATTAGAGTTCCCAGAATTTATTACGCATATACCACAAAATAAGAAAGTATGGGTTAAAATTGGTTATAATAAAATCCATGCATCCGTGCATTTTTCAACAAGAGCCGCCTTAGTTGCGGCTATGCACGGTTATATAGAAAAACATATTCCAGAAAATTTAACAATACAAGGCCCAGTAGAAACTCGTCTTACGGTGTATGCTCCAATAAATTTTGGAGGAATGAAAATGATTATTGACAAGGTCACGGGAAAAAGAAAAGTAAGCTGGAAACCTGCTGCAGCGGACTATGAACCAAATTGGGATATAGGAAACTTAGCATTAATTTGGCTTAAGTGCTTAGATGATGTATTAATCAAGAAAGGAATTATTCCCGAAGATAATATTAAACATCTAAGAAAAACTAGTTACGAATTCATCCCTGTATTAAATTTTAAAGATAGAAAGTTAGTGTATGAAATTAAAACACTAGAATTAACTCTTGAAGATTTAGTACGAGGATTAATAAAAAAATAAATATGGAGTATAGAGATATTAAAAAGTTGAATCAAAGTATCCTTAAAAAGATACTTACAAGCCCTAAAGAATATCTAAAAGCAAAAGAAAAACAAGAAAATGGGGAGCAGTCTATCGCTCCTCATTTTGTGTTTGGCAGTGTTGTAGATATAATGTTGGTAGGATCTAAGGACGAGTTTGAGGAGAAGTTTGTTAAAATACCTGATGAGTCTAAGTGTAGTGAGGCAGTAAAGGCTATCGTAGATGGAGTTTTTGCAGAGATGGCAGCATTAGGAGGAACTGTAAGTGTAGATAGAAATGTAATTCTTAAACATTGCAACAATGTAGGCTATTATAATAATTGGAAAGATGATACTAGAATAGATAAAATTCTAGTAGACGGTAAAGATTATTTTGAGCTATTAAAGACTACTCAAGGCAAGACTACTATTACAGAAACTGAGTATGCTAAAGCTTTAAGTTGTGTAATGGCTCTTAAGTCTGATGAATTTACTAAGCCGTATGTAGATAGAAAACATGATAAAAACGTAGAATTCTGGGATAAGTTTATTATAGAATTTAACTTTAAAGGATTTGATTTAAAAGGAGAGTTAGACAGAGTTTGTGTAAATCACACTGATAAAATTATAACTCCGATTGACTTTAAAACTACGGGTAAACCTATTACTGGGTTTCAATATGAATTCTTTACTTACCGCTATGATTTCCAAGCTACTGTGTACTCTTGGGGCTTACTACAACATCCTAAAGTAAAAGAATTATGGGATAACGGTTACACAGTTGCAGATTTTCTGTATATTGTAGTTGAAACTAATTTGCACAATGATCCTATGATTTTTGAAGTAGATGCAGACGTAATGGAGATAGGATTTCACGGTGGGACTTTAAGCAACGGCAGAAAACTAGAAGGTTTTATTGATGCTTTAGACAGACTGCAATATGCATTAGATAATAATGCTTGGAAATTTCCCATGGAGTATTATAAAAATGGAGGCAAACTAAATATTGAAGTATGAGTTTAGTTAAATATACTAAAACTTCTACCTTTTTGTTTCCATTATTAGAAATTCCTAAAGCACTATTTACTTGCAATGTTAAAACTATTTTAGGTAAACAAATGTTTACTCTAAGATTTATAAACTCTTATTTATTTGATGAGAACGTTGCTTTGTATAGAGAAAATTGTATATTTTTATTGATTAAGAATTACCGAGATGTAGATTTTGAAACATTTTACACCACAATGAGAGCATTTCCTAATTATAGGGATTCCTATGAGAAGAATAATTATCTTATTATGGTGTATGCAGTGTCCGAAGAAATGTTACCCGATTATACTTTAATATTAAATGGCAAATATTCAGAGATAAGTGCTGTTGCTAAGAAATTAATTCTTAGTAATCACTTCTTTTCTGGTAAAGCATTTACGCTGCCATTGATATTAAATAAATCTGAGTCTCTAAAAGATAGTTGGGAAGATAGATTATCTTCTCCTACAGCTCCTGCGTATTTATATGACCAAGAAGTTTGGCCTATTATAGATAGAGATGTGGAAAAGTTAGACAATAATATGCTTAAAGAATTTGCTTATACCGATAGCAAACTAGAGCCAAGTGGGGAATTCAATTAAGAGTTCCCCTCTTGATTAATCACTAAAACAATTAACATGTTAGGCAAACAATATTGGATAGAACAATTGGGAGAAAAATGGGCACTGAATCTTAAAAGTGTACTAAATACTCCTTATATGGAAAAGTTAATAAATTATATCAACATTGAATATGCCCTAAAAACAATATACCCTTCCAACCTTACTACTATTTTTAATACTTTTAAGGAGTGTCCTTGGGATGATGTAAAAGTAGTAATCATAGGAAAGGAGCCTGGTTTTAATGTAGGTATTTTCCCTGAGTTACATTCGGATAGTTATATAGATAGTATCCACAATGGTTCTCTGTATAATATAGCAAGATGTGTAGAACGAGAATATTACAATGGGTTAAATCTAGATTTTGATCTTTCTTTGTCCTCATGGAATAAGCAAGGTGTGCTATTTTTAAGCAAGGCCTTGACAGTGCGGAGTGGTGAATCAGGGTCCCATTTAGCGCCTTGGAAAAAGTTTCACGATGCTGTAATAGCATCTATAGTGGAATATAAACCAGGAACTATTTTCTTTTTATGGGGAGAAGAGGCACAAGAGCATGCAGATAAATTAAACAATCAACATGTCTTTAGTTGGGAATGCCCACACGTTGCTTCTATAGAAAGGAGAGATTGGAAATGCCCTAATTTTAAACAAGCAGATAAATTAATGATAAGCTTATATGGAGAAAATCAAATTCAATGGTAGCTATGCTAGGCACTATGCGGGCAAAGTTAAATTAGAATTTACAATAGACCAATTGTTTAAAATAGTTAATGATCTCATCAATGGCACTACTATTATGCAATTATCCTTGCAATATAAAACTTCCCGCAGAGTAATATTAGACATTCAACGATTGTATTATAGCACTAGGGGTACTTTTAAGAGTGTATCTTATAAGATACATCGATTAGGCAATAAAGACGTAGAATATTACTCAGAAGAAGAATTAATAGCAGGAATTCCTAATTATAAATGGGAAGATTTAGGGGCAGAAGAACAACAATTTTATTTAGAATACGGGAGAAAAGAAAAAAAGAATAAAAAACTAATCAAAAATGTTTAAAGTAGGTACAAAAGTAATATGTATAGATGATTCTATTAAAAGCGGGCAAGAAGGTTTTGTTGCTAAAGCTTACAAGAATTGGGTAAAAGTTAATAATGTTTATACAATTAGAGGAATTTTTAATAATAAAGATATTGTTACAGGAATTTTATTACAAGAAGTAGTTAACGGAGCTATTTACATACATCTTATTGATGACTGGTCCGAGCCTATGTTTGCTACTACTCGTTTTCGAGAACTAACATCATACGATAAGTTAGAAGAAACGGAAGAAGATAAAGAAACAATATTAGAAAGTATCGATATTGAAGAGTTAATAATAAACTAGATTAAATTAAAAACATGATGGAAGGAATGGCTGACGAAGTCAAAACTTATGTAATAATACTTTCAGCATTTCAAGTAGTACTAGATTGCCAATTGGAGCTAAAAGGTACTATTTATGAGCAAGACAAGAAAATTACTCAAAAAGTCAGAGAAGCAGTAAATGTATTAAATCTTAGCAATGCCAAGAATAGAGATAGAATTTGGGCCGCAGATGAAATACAAACTATGACAATGACTAAATCTATTTCTAGAATAGCTGAATTAATAGCTAAATCTGATAGAATAGGGTTATCCGTGATAGATAATTTACTTCAAGAGGGTATGGATTTTTCTAAGTATAAATTAGTAGAGCACGAAGAGCAGTGAGTTAATACTCATTGCTCTTTACGGGCTTTAAAAAAAATTTGACGTTTCGTTAATTGAATCCGTTATCTACCTCTTGATCTTCTTCCAATTCTTCTATTAAGTCTGGAACTGGGTCAAATTGGCTAGCATTTTCATCTCTTAAAATACCTGTAGGTATAAACATATTTTTAAAAGTTCCTAATAATCCAACATTAATTTGTTGTTCAGGAGTCATCATTTGATATACTTTAGAATCTACCATCTGCTTAATAAATTGATTCTTCATTTCTGGAAATTGCATCTCGTAAAGATTCTTAATAGGCAATTTACGGAACCACCATTTACTAGCATGTGACTCATCTTTATACATACCGCCTTCGTAAGTTTCTGTAAAATTAAATGACTCAGAAATATCTAATAAATCTTTAATCATTCTTGCTCCTACAACTGGCTCATCGATCATATTTGCAAGTTCTGCAGGAGACCAAGCAGCACCTTGTTCAAGTAGTAGCCTGTTTAACTGATAAGCGGTATATTGAGTTGTCCAATCTTTATCGTCATCATCTGCATCAGCTGCTATATTTGCCATTGCTGCAAGTACGGATACGATGTTTAAGTAGAATAAATCTAAAATAGTTTTTTTAACTCCTCGTTTTTTTGCAGGACTTAAAGTTTTCCAACTAGCGTAAGCTCCTTGTAAACCTGCTCTATCTTTAACAATAGCTTTGCCAATTCCGTTCCACATAAAATCTAAAGAAGCTCTATAGTCACCTATTTCATCTTCTTCTGTTATAAGGCTTTTACCTTCAACTTTAAATTTAGCATCTACCATTCCTATAAACCATCCTCTGTGCATTAATAGATAATCGCCTAAGATAGTTCTTGCAAGTGCTCCTTTATCTGTAGCACTTAAAGTACCATCTATTTTATGAGTTACGTGATCTACTTTACCGTCAACTGAAGCTAATAATCCAGGAGTTACAAATTGCTGGAATTCGGATCTAATTTGCAAATTACCATCAATAACTTCATAAGCATTGTATAAACTTTTTTCTCTTAGAGCTTCCCAATCTTTACCTACATTTTTTTGGTGAGCACTATCATTAGCTACTCCTGCATTTTTAGCAGTTTTTTCATAGAACTTAGCTCTAGTCATAAACTGGCCATTGTGTAATCTATAATTATCATAAATAGCTAAAGCAACTCTGCCTTTTAAGCCGTAGTCACCTGTAGCAAAAGGAATATACAACATATCCTTAGTTGCTAATTGTCTTACAACTCTATTTTTAGATGTATCTCGCAGCATCTTATCTAAATTTACAACTTGTGTTTGTTGTAGTATAAGATGCATTTTATTAGTTTGTTTAGCTTTGCCTATCTCAGTACTTACATGTGCAATGTTTTTCATAAACTCGCCTCGAGCCCACATTTTACTTTCATTAGTAGTATAAATACCTACTTGGTCTTCTATAATAGAATCCCCAGATCCTTTTAAAAATGCGGAGATTGCAGTAGTAAACCCGAAAGCAAGGTTATTATCTTTAATAAAATTACTAAATACTTGAGAAAATTTAGTACCTGAAAATTGCTTACCTGCAATACCTAATTTTTCTGTTACAATATTAGAAGGAACGGGCTTAGAAAGCAAAGCTTGTCTCTCTACGCCAAATACGTGAGTATCTAAAAGAATTTCCAATGCTTTATATTCGTTAGTGCCTTCTTTACCTGTTTTACGTATCTTACCTTTAAAGTAATTACGTTCCGCCATAGATAATTGAATAACGCCTAAATCTCCCGAAATCTTATTCATTTCTTGGAAATTCTCAGCCATTTCTGCAAATAACGTAACTGTACGAGCAACATCAAATGCTAGGTCATTAGTGTCTTTTAAGGCTCCTGTAAAGAAAATAGGAACCATCTTATTATTTAATTCTGATATCTGACCAAACTGTGTATCATCTGGGTCTAAGAATAAAGAATCTCTTGTAAGTTTGCCTACTCTATTTAAGATACTCTCATTAGAATTAGTTAATCTATCTAGTGTGCTTTTAATAACAGGAGGCACCATGTAAACAGCACGCTCTTTTCTATATTGAATAGGAAGCTTCATTATGGCTTCTTTCTTCTTAGCAATTAGTAAGTCATAGTAATTTTTAGTAGCAGGATTCGCCATTACTTCGGCAAAACTTGAATTTTTGTAAGAATCATTTGGAACACTAGTTTCTATGGTTACTAATTTTCCATCTATTTCTTCAGTCATTTTTACTAATTTAGTATTATTAGCAAAAAATTCTTTCCAAATATCGTTAAAAACTTTTTTATCTGCGGGATTAAGGTAATCTTTTACTATTTGGCCGTAGTTATCTACTCCTAATGCTGCAACAATTTCGTCTTTAGTAGCATTTATATTTTTATAATATCGATCCCAATGGTATTCTCGTATAAAATAATGAGTAGGATTACCTTTTTCATCTTTTTCTACTAGGTCCATTATTTTTGCTCCAGAAGCTAACATAGCTGTTTGAGCAGTTAATAGTTCATTGCCTGTTTGTGTTGCAAATCTTTTTACTCTACTTATAGAATCGAATATTATTTTAGTTGCAGCTTTAATAAGAAAAGAACTAGCATTTTTATAAATACCTACTTGTAGTCTGTAGGCACTCATGTCCTCATGAGTATCATCAAAAGCAGCTGCTTCATCAAAATCTGGGTCTATTTTATCACCATTATGATCAGTATTGCCCTCTATTACAGCTTTAATTCCTTCTCGTCTAGATAATGTATAAATCATCGGATTCATAGCTGAGATAAGAGAACCTGTAGTTTGGATAGTATTTATTAAGTCTTGTCGAACTTCTTTAGGAACTCTCCAATCGTAGATATCTGCTAGGAAAGTATTAAATAAATTAGAATACATATCTATAAATCCTTTGGACATTACAATTACTCCAGGATTCATAGTGCTGCTATCTATTCCTTTTTCTAATACATTATAAATTTGACCTAATTCTTTTTGAGCCAATATAACAAAACTACTTATAGCTGCATCTAATTGTCCAGTGCTTATTTGATATTCTAATATTGTTATTTCTGATTTTAATCTGTCTATAGCTAACTGACTTTTAGCACCACGCTCTAATTGCGTCATACGATTTATCATCTGTAATTTAGCTTCTTGTAAGAATTTTTGTTTTCTTTCCATTGCTAAATCTACAGGCTGTTCTGCTTCGGGAATTTCTTCTTCTTCCTCTTTAGGCAATTGATATAGCACATCTAATTCTCTTTGCACTTGTATTTCTCCCAATCGCTCATTTTGCAATATAGATTGCGCTAATGGTTGTATAAAATTCTCTAAATCTGTTCTAGCAGGTGTGCCTTTGCTGAAATTAGTTTTTACCCACTTTAAAAATCTTTCCTTTATAGCATTTAAATATGCAAGGAATCCTTTGGTTTCTGGTCTTGCAACCTCTGGCTTAGTATATTGACCTACTATTTCTTTGGCTAGTATTTTACCCAATGCTTCTTCCCTAAATTGCTCTTCGGTAGTATAAACACCTTCGTATTCTTCTAATACTTCTGCATATTCAGTAGTTAAATTAACTACTTCCAATGCTCTTAGTACCGCTATATCTCCTCTATCTTTTAAGATTCTAACTGCAAAGTGAGCAATTTCTTCAGGCAGAGTATCCATTTTAGCACCGTCTGCTAATCCTATTAATTGTTTAGTAAAATCTGCTAATCCTAATGCTCCGTCTTTATAGCGACCATCAAATCTTCTCATTAAATCTTCCATCGCTTCAATAGCGATACCATGGGTTCTTGCCCAACTTCTTAATTTAGTTTCTAATTCCTTTATAGGTTGTTCGTTAGTTTTAGAAGTTAGTTGTAATGCAGTGCCTATAACATTAATATAATAATTTCCTGAAGCTGCTTTAAGTAATTCTAAAGATTTTTTAGGCTGACTCCTATTATACATTCCTACTAATGTAAGTAGTTCTGGATATTTAAAGGGAGAAACATAACCTTCTTTATTAGCATTTACTTTTTTAAGTATTTTAGCTTTTGCGGAAGCATGCGTTTCTTTTTCTATATTGTATAAAACATCATCTGTAGCATCTAATATATCAGAGACTGTAGGAAATCTATCCGCAGTATTATTATCCATCCAAGTAGCTATTTTAGCTTTTAAAACACCTGGACTTAATTCAGTTTGAAGTAATAACTCTAAATATTCTGGATGTGAAGTATTTATACAATGTGACATAAAATAAATTTATTTACAATTTTTAGCTTGAAATATTGCATTATCCTGAGATTGTTGGCTTAAAGATAAGAAATCTTTTTTACTTATCTCAGTACCGCCTGCATCTGTATATTCTTTATAAGAATCTCCTCCTAATTTTTCAAACAATCCCTCAGCGTTTCTACTTGTATCTGCCATCTGCCCGAGTAAATCTAATGGAGATTTAGTAGCTGCAGGAGTTTCTTTTTCAGGTTCTAAATTTCTATCTGCCATTTGTCCTAAAAGATCTAAAGGGCTAGTGCTAGTAGTTGGAGCAGTAGTAGGACTTAGAGATCTAATATCTTGTAAGGCATCTTGTTCTATGCCTGCTAGTGATTCTTGAGTTATTCTGTCCATTTCTGCGTCCATTTGTGATATAGGACTAGCAGTTGCCACTTTTTTAGTACCCTCAAGTATTGACTTTGAAATATCATCATTATAATTAAATTCTAAAGCAAAGTTTGAAGTACCTAAAGTATTTATAGGGAAATATGTTACAGTGTCTATTTTAGTTTTTCCTTCATAAATATCATTGTTTTTTTGGTCAAAAGCAGTTTCTTTATATTCGTATAAAGTAAATCCTCCTTTTTTATTATAAACTTTAATATATTTTACAGGAGCAGCTTTAAGACCAAAAGGAAGCAATTGAGGATTCTTATCTCTATTAACAATTAAATTACCTTTAGCAGTCATAATAACTCCTTGTGGAGCTTCTTTGGCAGCCATTGTAGTATCGAAATCTAATTGTTCTTTAGTTTTTCCTGCACCTGGTGTAAATACCTTGTCTACTTTAACAGTTTTAGTAAACTGCTCTTTATCTGCGTAATTTTGAATAAATTGTTTCTTAAATCTATCCGCAACTACTGGATCATTTTTCAAGAAATCAGACTCTAAAGCAGACGATAAGAAAAGATTAAATGGTCTTCCCTTAGAATCTACAATATTATTTTCTATTTGATATTTATTTGTCCAAAACTTAACTGGAACTATATTAGCAAAAGTAAATGGTCCAAATCCGTAACCTGCAGAGAAGAAAGTATATTGAACTAATTTAAGTGCCAATTCTTTTACTGCAGGATTCTCATCTATTAACATTCTTTCCCAAGCTTCTCTACTTCTCTGAGTATCTAGAGAATTTTTACCTGTAGTGTAAAAGTCAATTCTTTTGATATTAGAACTACCGTCGGGAGCTACTACATACAAAGAATTCAGCAATGAACTATAAGGAGAATTAGTAGGCATTTCCTTTTTAAAAGCGACTAAAGCATCGGGTAAATTATTTAGAATATTAGCACTTTTGCTGTAGTCAAAGAAAGGAAATTTACTTGCCAAGAAATTGATGTAATTTATGTCAATCATTCCTGCTTCTTTTTCAGTTAAAGAAGAAAAATCACCTTTTTGCTTGTCGAACCAATTTTTTAATTCTCCAAGAGAAGAGAAATTTAATTCTCCTTGAGCATTAAAATTACCAATAGATGCAAATATTTTATTAAGAATATTAATAGGACCTTCTATACCCCATTTATTAAATGCAGGAATCATTATTTGACGAGTACCTGTTTTAAATACTTCGTCTAATCCAATTATAGTATTAGAATTTCCTTTTATTTTTTCTAGTAATCTATTTTGCTTATTAACTATGATGAAGTTAGTAGCACTTGTAGGGCCTACTCCAGTTGTATCAACTTTAGCAGCTTGTACACCTGTGCCTAATTCAGTAGCATATTTATAGTAAACTTCAAAAGCATTAATAGCTCTATATTGTTCAGCATAATATTCTAAGGTCTTACTAGGATAGATATTATTTTCTAGAGTTTCTAAATTTAATTCTAAATTATCTTTATATTCTTTTAAATCTATATCTGCTCCTTCTAGCTTTTCTGTTAAAGTTTTTAGCCACTTTGCTTTAATTTCCATTAAGTGCTTTTCCTCAGATAGCGACCCTTTATCGTTAAAATACTTTTGAGTTAATTCCAAAATAATAGGCTGGTTCAATAGAGCAAAAACTGTTCTATCATTTACTCCTAATCGCTGCAACAGTGCTTGTGTATTAGCAGTAAACGTATTCATATTTAAGAAAGATGCAATTGGATCTTTTGCAGTATCCACTACAGCTGCTAAGTCAGTTGCTAGTGATTTTGAAATACGAGATCCTTGTTCATTCTTAACTTGATTCAACATAGAATAAGAAACTCCGTTTATAACAATTGGAGTTTTTAATTGCAAGTCAGTATATTGCGCTTTAGCATGGTGAGTATTGTGATTAGCAAAAATACCAATCAACTGCTTACCCGTCATATTTCTTCTGAATAGCTCTAGTTGCGTAGAAGGATAGTTAATATTAAAATCTTCTTCGTTATCTAGTGCTTCTGTTTCTTTAATAAGTTGTGCTCTAGTTAATCCTTCTACTTCTTTTCCTGCTTGTAGCAATCTAATTCTAGCAGCATTTTCTTTAAGAGAGTCAAAGTTTCCAGGGTTAAGTATAGACAATGCAGTGTTCTTATTCTCAAAAATACCTTGAATAATCTCTAATTTTTTATTATCTCTTGCTAATGATGAATTAAATTCTACAGCATTAAAATCTTTGTCTAATAATTTCTTAGCAATAAAGTTAATTGCTTCTTCGTGTTTAGCTGTTAAAGGAGTTTGTGTTTCATTAAAAGGGACAGCATCGGAAATAGCTAGGTATAAATCATCTAAACTATCTTGAATATACTTTACAAATCTACTATCTGGGCCGTGTAGTAAGATAGCAGCTTTTTTCTCTTCTTTTAATTCTTTAATAGATTTGCTGATATCCTCTTTATCCGCCATTATAGCAGGGTCAAGAGCTAACTTGTCTAATAAATCTGTTCGTCCTTCTAACATCTTATCGACGTTCTTGGCTTCAACATTCTTAAGAACAAATCTTTTATAATCTTTAAAATTAGAGAATATATTTTTAGCTAAAGTCTGTGCATCTTCTTCAGATTCTACTTTATCTACGTATTTAATATAAACAGGATTACCTCTCTTATTGACATAGAATGACCTAGCCATCATATACATTTTGTCAATATCAAAGTCAAGCCCCGCTAAAGTGGTTACCTCTACAGGCAGCATCATTAATCCCCCCATATTTGGTGGAGTAAATCCTACTATCTCAATATTAAATGTTGAGTACTTATCTTCGTTAGGAATTCTATATCCAATAATTCTTAATAATTCTGGAGCATTTGCTTTAATAGCAGCCATATCTACTTCTCCATTAGCATCTAATGGGAAATACTTTCTGGATGTCCAAGGCATCATTGCTTGAAGAGTAATTTTACCTAGTTTTTTATCTACTTTAAACTTTAAGTCTTCATTTACACCGTAAGAAGAAGCATTAATTACTGCACCTCCTGCAATTTTTTGCTTAGTAACTCTATTCTGAAAGAAAGAGTTCATTACTGCCATCATTTTGTAAGAAATCAAAGGATGGTACAAAGGAAGAGTAGTAGTAGTATTCCCCATGGCATCTTTAATAGGTGCTAATGCATCTAAATATTCTTGACCCATGTCTCTACTTATAACCTCTTTTCTAAGCATTTCTGCTAGACGCTCGTAATCTATTGAGCCATCCTTGTTTTCAAATACTTCTTTTAATTCTTCAAAAGAAGATTTTAAATCTTCAGCAATTAATTCTTGGTATAACTTAGCAACGTCTTCGCCTGTCATACTTTTGCCGTTAATATTATACGTACCTGTAAGGTCCATATCTCCAATAGCAAGGTTTCTCAACTGGGTACCAAAGTTACCTTCTGAGTCTATGTAGTGTTCAGGAGTTTCTTGCTGTAATCTCCATTCTTCACTTTTAAGAGTTATTACTTGAGTATCTGCAGGTAAAGCGTAAGTACCGTCTTCTTGTAATTCGTAAGAAGTAAATCTTACTTTGCCTTTAGCATTAGTAGAATTACCTAAAGCGCCTACTTTAACAGCTGATTCAAAAATAGCAGTATCTATTCTAGTAACTCCTTCTTCAGTTTCTATACCATTCATTAAAGTATTATAAATAGCAACTAACTTAGGAAATTTAAAATTACCGTCTGTATCTTTTTTATAAGCTAATTCTCTTGTAAGAACTATCTCAGAGTTTTTAATTTGCGTAGGAACAACTGTCCCATTAACTATTCTTTGCGTAAAGAAGAAAGGTTTTTCTGGTTGGAATAAATTTAAATCTTCAGGCAAAGAAGGCAAGCCTTTAATTTCCCGTTGATAAGCATCTTCGTGTGGAGGAGTCCATCTTTTTAATCCTTGCAATTGTTGCTTCTTACGTAAAGGACTAATAAAAGTAGCAGCATCTGTAAGATTGTGCTTAGCCGTTTTCCATAAAGCTGTTAATTCTGCTTTTTCTTCTTTATTTAAATCAGAATTTTTAATTAATTCTACTATAACTTCTACAGTTTCTTTAGCTGTAGGAGCTTCTTCATCATTAAGAATAATAGCATTATAAGTATCAGGTAAATTTGCAGTATCTGTGTAGATACCTGGACTCATAATTTGCTTATATCTTTTCTGATAATCTACAGTGCTCTTATAAAAAGCAGGATCTCCCCCAAATACTGTAGTTAACTGAGTATTCATATAATAAGTGTTATACAAAAAGTCTTTAAAGAACTCAGTTTTGTTTTTTACACTCTTACTTATTAAACCGTCAGCAAAAGCAATTTCTCCTGTAGTTGGATTTACTGCAGTTATAATACCTTTTTTCTTGTAATATGCAATATGGTCTTGTATAAATTTATTATTTAAGAATTCCTCTATTAGAGCTCTAACTTGCTTTTCATTAAATACCTTAGTTTTATCAATCTTACTATTTAAAAAAGATAATATTTGAAAGTCTACACCTTTTTCTAAATAATTAGGTATTAATGCAAGGTCTTTATTAGTATTACTTCGTAATTTAGTAATTCTAGAAAATTCTGCCTTAGCTGTAGCAGTTAACTTATCTACTAATTCTTCTTTTGTAAACTTACTTGATTCCAAGAATGGAATTGTTGGCGCATCTGAAGGAATTGGTAATTTGTATTTTGCTTTTGATTGAGAATTTGAATTCTGAAACATTGCTAACTCTGTAGCCATCATTTCTATATCCGACATCTTCTCGTAAGTTACCGACTTCTTCTTACCTTTTCTAGCTAGACCGTCTAATATAATTACATTTAGAGCCTTCATAACTCCAGAGTCTGGGTCATTTAAATCTTTTATAAATGGAAGATTGCTTAGTAAAGAATCTTTAGATATTTGTTCTAAATACTCTTGAAAAGATTCTTCATTTTTAAACTTATCTAATTGTTTATTTAAGAAATTAGATAAAATTAAATTGTACACAGTATTTCCCTCTATATTTCTAAATGCAGAAACTACTTCTTTTTCTAAAGCAGGTTGTAAAATTCTACCTAATTTTTCTATAGAATTCTTATCTCCCTTTACTTTCCTATCTACTATTAACTCGTCTGGTTTTAAACCTAAGAATGGATTTTTATTATTGCTTAACTCAGTAGTGATATCTATTAAGGTATTTATTAAATTTTCAATATTTTTCCAAGAAGCTTTTCCTGTTTCAGGATTCCACACTGTGTAAATATCTTCAGGAGAAATATTAATATTGACTTTAGTAATTGTATTAGAAAGCACTTTAAATAATAATTCAGCAGCTTTTTTAGTATTTCCTTCTGCTTTATTTATTGTAGAAGCACTTAACTTAATATTTGTAAGAGCTTCTAATAAAGCATCTACTTTTTCTAAATTAATATCTTCAAAATTAGTTCGGCCTTTTGCATCTTTTTCAAACAATGGATTACCTTGTATTAAGAATCCACCAATAATTTCGTCTCTAACTATATTTCCAAAATTCTTTCTATTAGATTTAATTATTTTGTATTCACCATTATCATCATAAGCAAATGAGAAAGTAGCAAAATGCTTTTGTCCTATTGCTAGCCACAATTCTGTTTTCAATGTGGAATCTTGTTCCATTTTTTCTATAATGTGCACAATGTAGGGCTTCTCAGTTTTAATAGCTTGAAGCTTTTCCATCATATTTTCTACAGAATAACTATCAGAAATACGAGATAATAGGTAACCAAATACTTTACCGCCTTCTTCTTTTTCTTGTACATTAAATACGTTTAGTAGAGGCCTAGCGTCCTTTCTATTGGAAACAAATTTAGGAATAGTAGCAAAGAAACTTTTGAGTTTCTGACTCATGCTGTCTCTAGGGTCCATTTCTATGTTCCCTTTCATCCATGCTTCCGATTTTGTATTTTCTTCGTTAGTTTCTATAGGATTAGCACTATCGCCAATTAAATTATCCTTGGCAGCGACTGCACCTTTGTAGCTCATGTGTAAACCTCTTAGTACTAAAGATTGATTAAATCTTTGTAGTAAGTCTGTAGGTTTATTAAATTGTTTAAATAATTTACCTTCTATTTCAACAGTTGATGCAGCAGTACCTCCGTTAGTTAACACAGAGTACAATTTCATTATGTATTGTCCTGCACTATTATTTCTGTTTAATTTAGCATCTGCAAAGATATTACTTAATAACTGTGTGTAGAATTTATCTACTCCCATGGTATTAATAATCTCTCTTTCAGTCTTATTCTCGTTTTCAATGCTGATACTTCTATAAACATCAAAAATATCATCCATTCTAGATTGCATGTAAACAAAAGCTTGACGCTCTTCCTCACCGTTATCATATTTATGATCGGGATCAGTTTGTTTAAGTTTAACTTGGAATGGCAATACTGTATTTCTAAAATTGACAGAGTACTTATATACTCCCCAATTTATATCTTCAAATAATTGGTCTATATCTATTTTTCTAGAAGGGTGGAAGAATACTTCCAACATTCTATACATACCTCTAAAAGTCTTACCTAAAGTAGTAAATTCAAAGTCTTTATCTCCAAATTTATCTTCTTCTTTGGACATAACGTAGTCCATAAATTTATCAGCAAGTAATTCTTCTATTTCAATAAAAGTAGGCATTCTGAAAGTTTCCTTACCTGATGCATCTACTACTTTTACTAGGGGTAATTCTTCTGGATATTTTTCTAATGCTTCATTTAGAATCTTAACTCTTGTTTCTAGAGGTAGGGCTAAATTAAATATTACGTGGAAAGCTTCGTGATAAGTAGTTCCTGCTGCTGCATTTTCACTTAAATACAACGCTGCTTCTGTAAATACACCGTGAAGTTGTTTTCCATGTTTTCTTGCTTCAAGAAGCATTTCGTAAGTCTCTGCAGGTAAATATTCTTCTAAAGCTTCTAAAGATTTAAATATTCTTACTTTACCATTATTTTTTTTACTACGATTACCAATCATTTCTCTTAATTTGGTAATCTCTTCTTTTTTAGACCACTTAGTTCCGTCTGTTTTAGGAGTTTGTCTTAATCTTGTTTTAACAGCATTAGGAACTTCTTCTAAAGTTTTACCCTCAATATCTACTTCATCGTCAAATAAAGATCCAAAATCCATAGATTCTTCAGCTATAGGTTCTTCAGCAACTGTTTCTTTAGAACGAGCTATCATCCCTTCTAAAGTATCCATTCCTTCTTCTTCTACTTCTGGCGCTAAATCAGTTAACTCTTGATCCACCATCTGCTGCAGTGCTGCAGTAATTGCAGAAGGACTTTTTGTAGTAGGAGAAGTTTCAGGTAATATAAGTCTTGTAGTAGCTATGTCTTCCATCAAAGCTTGCGTCATAGCATCTGCTTTGTCTATCTGATCGACAATAGCATCTAATTCTTTTGAAGAAGTTGCTTTAGATATTAAATTTAACCAATCTACAACACCTGTCGGTGCAGGAGTTTTGGTAGCTTTTTCTTTTATAGCAATAATATCTTTAGATTCAAAAAATGCTTTAGTAGCAGCTTGTTGTTGCTTGGATGTAGGTTTTTTAGGAGAAATTGTAATTTTATCACTTTGATTTACTTGCTTAGATTTAGAAATTAACTGGATAGATTGTACCGTAACTACTCCATCTTTTACAGAAGCAATAACTCTAGCAATAGGAAAATTAGTATTTGGGGCAATTGTATAATCACGTATAATTTCTCCAGTAGAAGCTGCAATAGCAGCATTTACTTGGTCTATAGGAGTATTAAAGATAGGACTTTCGTCTGCTTTATTAATACTTGCTGCAGGAGCTGTAGTATTTTGTTGTGCTACTGCATTAGAAAAAGATACAGAAGCAGGATTAGGCCCTACTTTAGATTCTATAAGTAATTCTAAAGTTGCTTTATCTTCAGGAGATATTTGGTAAGCTTCTATTACAAAAGAACTAGAGTTAAAGAAGTTGCCGTCTTCAGAAAATAAATCTGTAGAGACTGCTCCAATATTAGCTAATTGTGTATTATAGTCTGTTCCTCCTACTACTGAGTTAATCTTGGTATAGTCACAACGATATAATAAATTGCCTAAATAAGCACTAGTTTCCTCAGCAGTGCTAAATAACTTAGTAACTGCTAATTTAGTTGTAGGGTCTTGTCTTACTACTTTATATTTACCAGCTTCTATGTCAATAGTAGTCTGGTATAACATTTTCTCAATGTTCTTTTTAGTAAGGAAGAAATCTTGAGGATTGGCTGTTTGTAGGGCCTTAACTGCAGTTTTTAATCCCGTAAATGCTGTTGTATCTTTAACAGCGTGAGATTTCATCTGTATAGGGTATAATCCGTATGCAGAGGGAACCATCATATAAGGAATACCTTCTTTTAGATTCTCAACAATAGTTCCAGATATTTTTGAATTTAATATCTCGTTTCTAAGTTTTTCAGTATTCTTAGTTTCTTTACCTACTTTCAGCTCTCCTTTAACCTTAATTACAATTAAAAAAGGAATTTGAGCCGCTTTAGGATTTTTTTGTTTTTTCTCAGCAGTTGCCTGAGCTAAAACTTTTACAGGATTATTATTAACAAAAGCACCTGTTATAGGCTCTCTCTCATTATTAATACGTGCTTGTATTTTATTTATAATACGTAATCTTAATGGTTGTTTTTTAATACCAGCCTTAGCAAATTCTCTAGCTTTTTTGGCATCAGCTTTTAACCCTGGGATAGATACTTTCTTATCCTTGATTAAATTGTCTAATAATCCACTATCTAAAATATTCTTAAATTCTTCTTCAGAACGCCAAGCATTATTATACCAGTATTGACAAGCCATAATTTAATTTTTTAATTACCAAGTTCTTGATCGAACAACAACATATTATCTGTAAGAGCTAACCTAGCAAGTAAATCTCCATATTCACCTACTGCTCCTACTTGATGCGTTGTGAAGTCTTGCAACAAAAGTACAACTTTTAATGATAAGTCGGTGCGTATTGCTGCTTTCTCGTACTCCATCATCAAATCTTTTTCCATTTGGTAAGCATGTTCTAAGGCTTCTTTAATATTACTTACAGTGCTAGTTACTTTTACCAAAGATTCTACTGATACTTCTCCGCCTAAATCATTAGCAAATTTTTCAATTTTACCATAGTGATCTCTTTCACTATTAGATTCACTTAAGAAAAACTTTTCAGCACCGAAATAGCCTAAAGTTTTCATCCTATTACTAAGATGTAAGTAATTCTGAGAAGCAGTTAGTTCTAGTAAACCAAACTTGTTTAGTTCTTTTTGTTCTATTTCACTTAATAAATTTTCCATAATTAACATTCTTTTTTAAATTCTTCTTTAAAGAACACATTAACTTTTGATTTAAGTAATTGTTCTATTATATTATCAAAATTTTCATCTATTTCCGATCTTCTTGGTGTAGCAGTTGGAATTGTAATTTTAAAAGTATTTTTAATATCTTTTAATTGGGATTCTATATTAGCTCGTAATTTTTTACTAGGTAAATCTGCAGATAAATCAAATTCATAGTTACTTATTACGGCATTATATTCTTCTATAGTAGGATTAGGATTATTTAATAATGCTTGTGCGTCTATAGAAAAATCATTAATAACATTTTTTAAACGAACTTTTTGTTTTGTAATTGTTTCCGTCGCAGTAGTAGTACTTGGTGCTGCTACTCCAGTTTCTTGAGCTATAATAGCTTTACGAAGTGCTAAGAAATTTGCAGGCATACCTTCTTGAAAAGCAGGTAAATCCATTAAGAATACTCCTTCGTGATAAACACCTATTCTAATATTATCATCAGTAATTTCTACTGTGTTGCCTTTACGATCTTTCCAAGGAATAGTTTTTTCTATTTTAAATTCTGCATATTTAAACTTCTCTTCTAATTCTTTATTAGATAAAAATTCAGTAGAGTTTAGTAAAGCATTATCTACAGGCTGATCAGTTTCTTTTTTAATAAATTTACCTGTTTTAGGGTCTCTTGTAAGTTTCTTATTTTTTATTTCTTTATGGTGAGTTACCCCTATAATTGCCGAAGCTGTTACCGTATCCCCAGGGTTAAACTTAGCTTGTAATCTACCCAATTCTATTGCTAATTCTTCTTCAGGAGTTAATACTTTCTCTGCACCAGGATTAGGTTGACTGCTGTCTTTAGAATCCGCAAAGTTTAATATTACATTAACTGCTGGGGCATTAGCCAAAAGTGATGCTCTAATATTATTATATTCAGCTACAATGTTAAATCCTAATTTTGGGTCCATTGTTAGATTCTGCAAAGCTTCATCAACAGTGTCTCCTAATATAATTCCTTTGTTTAATAGACTCTTTTTTAGTAATCTAAAAATAGCAGGTTTAGTTGCTAGTATCTCTAATATAGTATTAGCAGATGCTGAAGGTATTAATGTTTCTAAATCCGAGTTCTTAATAACATCTTCAGGAATAGTTTCTGTAAAAAGTGAATTTAATTCTTGGTCAGCTTGCTCTAATTCTGCTTTAGTTTTTGCATCCATAATTGGAGTTTCTCCAGATACAGATTTTTCATCTCTATTTAATTTATCGACTTTTTGAGAAGTTTTAGCAGTCTTAGCATCTTCAGCTATTTTTTCTAAAACCTTTTTATTCGCCTCATCAATGTAGTGGCTTTCTAATAATTCATAGAATTGTGCAAAGTTTTTAGCACCTGATTTAGTAAATAATACTTTGTATAAATTACTTAACTGCTCTCTTTTTACTTTAATTTTTACTATGTCTTGTAGAATAGGCCCAACTTCTTTTGCATGAAAATTATAACCGTTAGGGTCTTTTGATTGCCATTCTTGCATAGCAGCTTTGTATAACTCTGCTGCCGATGTAATCATTTCTGCACTACCGTCGTCCTTCTTAATACCTGCTATTCTTCCTACTATATTATTAAATAACATAGGTAAAATCTCACCGTTAGTCAGCTTCTGCACATCCTCACCTAATTTAACTTCTCTTCCTTCTAGATTACTATTAGCAGAATGTAAGTAAATCATTTGTTCTTTTAGAGCCTGTGTAATATTTTTAGGATCTTGTAAACCTTTATAATCTTTTCTAGTTAAGAAATCTACAAAAGTAGTGTTATCATTAAATAACGCATCTATTTCTTCAGTTGCTTTTATAACACTCTTTGTATCTTGTCTAGCTTTGTCTAGTACTTCTTTTCTAGATTCTTCAGTAAATTCTTTAACTTCTTTAGTACTAAATTGTTCGTTAAATACATCAAGAGGTAATGCTTCGTATGCATCTAAATCTTGAAAAATAGTATCTTCTAATCCTAGTTCTATTCTTGTAGAAACAAATGAGTGCATTTGCTCATGTTCCTTATTCTTATAAGTAAATAAATCTCCACTACTTTCTGCAAGATCTTGTTCTTCCTGAGTAGTAACCGCACGAGCCATGTTGTTATAATTGGCTTTTAATGCATCTTGGGTAGAATGCGCATTAAGGTAATCAGCATTAATCTTATCTTTAGCCCATTTTTCTTTAACATCTCTACGAGCTTGGAATGCTCCACCATAAACTTCCCAACCTTTTTCTAATTTACCTGTGTCTTTATTAACCCTCATAGGTAAACGTATTCCCAACATCCCCATTAGGAATCCTATAGCCATAGAATCTTGTCCCTCAGTTGATCCTGCATAATTTCTAGCAGCAGTATTCATTGCTGACACTAAGCCAATAGAAGTATCTCTAGAATTTTTAGTATATTTTGCAGTATAATAATCAGCTAAACCATGCTCAAGTACTCCTTGAGAGAATTCTTCAAATCCTTCAGTAATACCTGACTTTACCATTGCACCGCCTACAACGGCAGTACGTCCCCATTTACCTAATACTTCTGAACGAGCAACTCTAACACCTTCTTTGTTAATTACAGTTCCTGAAGCTTTTATTGGATTTAATTTAGATAATGCTTTATTTACTTTATACCCTCCTGCAAAAATCTTAGGAAATTGCATCATATTAGAAAAGCCTACTAATGGAATATTAGTAAACCAAGCATACTCAGAAGCATCTTCTGCTTTTTGAGTATATAATGCCATTTCTGCTTCTGTAGGCTGTATAGAGTTACCTTGTGCATCTACATTTAATTCTGCATGCTTACTTAGCATACTTTCCAAAGTACTTTCATAAGTATCTCTGGCAATTAAAGAAGACTCATAACCAGCACTTCTTACCATAGAAGTTGCTGTGCCTAAAGTTTCTCTATATTTTTTAGAAAGTACTACTAACTTTTTAGCTTGTTGATAGTCACTCAAAGTTTCCAAACCTCGAATAGCCTTCATACCCTTAGGAAGTAGTAGGTTAGTACCTTTTATTCCTACTTGTAGTGCTGCTTTTGCTCCTCCTCCAAATAATCTAGTAGCTCTTGCAGCCAACATAGCATTTGCTGCTATCACTGACCCCCCGCCTGTAAATGGTGCTGCTGCTCCTGCTAATAATTCAGTAATAACTGCACTAGCTACAAAAGAAACTGCAGGTGCTATATCTGCATTAAGAGATTTCATTGGATGAGATATAAATCTAGAGAAGAAACCTTTTTGAGCTCCTGTTTCGTCTAAATCATAATCTGATCCTCCATATACTGCAAACTTATTACTTATCCCTTGATCCACGGTTTCCCATGCATCAAACATTCCGTTATTGAAAATATTCTTAGCGTCCCAAGTAATTAATCCTTTTCCTAAACCATATACTAAAGGTATTAATCCTCCTACAGCTACAGCAGTTCCTCCTACAAGTTTTACTGCAGTATTAGCAGCTTCTGCCAGAAATCCTTGATTTTCATCTAAATCATCTAGAAATTTATCTACATGTTTATCATATAATTTTTCTTTATAAGCTGCAACATCTTTTATTTCACGATTAAATCTGATGCCATATTCATCTTGGCCCATTAATTTAACCATTTTGTTCCCGTGCTCGTTTAAGAATTTAGCACGTTCATTTGGGTCACGTATACCGCTAGCCAAATTCATAGGAGTATATAGAGCTCTAGCTCTTACGTCAACATTGAAGTCAGTCCCTGCAATAGTAGTTTTAGAAGAAGTCTCAGCAATATTTCCTAACTTCTGTATAAAATCTTCTTCAGAAGTTTTAGCTTCTCGGTAAGCATCGGAAGATTTAGTTTTAGGCAATACAGAAGAATAGGTCCCACCTTCTTTACCAGTGTCTACTCCTTTTACCTTAACTGGCTTATCTATATCTTCTTCCATGAATGTTTATATTAATCAAAGATAAATAAAATTATTGTTATTTAGAAATTCTTAATAAGTACTTCCTAGTACGATGCGTTGTATACAGTAGTAAACTTAGAAGATTTAAATGCAGGAACAAAAGTAGATTGTTGCCAACCTGTAGTCTCTTGTATTAAATCTCTTTCAGCACCTGTACCGTACATTAAATCCATTGCTACTAATTGCGTAGGTAAATTACCAGCAGCATCTAAAGTTTTTCTAGCAATAACATCACTGTATATAGCTTGGCCACCCCCTTTAGGAATAGTTACTCTATTGATACTAGCTACTACTTCTCCAGATTCTACTTTGTATCTTATTACAAACCCTGATTGAGTTCCATCTTGATTTTGACTATATGCAGCAGGTGCTTGAATTAATTCGGTTGATGTATATTTATTTTCTACAGCATCTTGCAATCTTCCTGCCATTTCTGTATATGCTATTCTTCTAGCTGGATCAGATATCAAATGTATTGATGCAAAGTTATTTACATTATCAAACATTTTTTCACTTCCTACATCTAGCATCGCATTAGCATATTCAACATAGCTTTCTTTTGCCGCTGCTGCGATATCTAGACTCTTTGATTGCCCCGTAGGTGTAATATAAATGTCAGTAGGGTTAGCTGCTTTCCAAGCATTAATTTCTTTATCCGATACAATAGTATTTTCAGGCAATTGTTTTTGAGTTCTAATTGCCGAAGCTACTGCACTCTTAGCAGTTTCTGCATTTTGGAATTCTCTTTTTAATACGTATCTAAGAACTTGAGTACCATCTTGATTGTTTCCTACATAATGGAATTCTTGCTCGTAAGCATTTAAATCGTAGTTATTTTTTCCTACCATCGGTTCTGTAGTACCTTTTGTTTTATTGAAAGATACTCGATCAACTTTGGAAGCACCCCCTTGATTGGCTAATATATTCTTCTTTAGGTTTTCTACTACTCCTCCAGTGTAGTTATCTAAATTTTCATTACCTATTGCTTCTAATGGAGTAACTCCTGAAGGTAATTTATTAGATATATTTTCTTTATAATTGGCCATTAATGTTTCAGAGAAATCCACTAATTTACCTTTTTTAACTCCTATTCCTGGAATTGACGGTAATTGGTAGTCAATTACTAATCCTTTGGCAGCTGCTTCAGCCTGTAATTGTCCTTCTTTGGATAAAGGATCTATTTTAGCATTTGGATCTATTATATTACTTTTAACTTTTTCAAGATATTTAATATTAGCTTCTTGTAACATTCCTAAGAATGTTGGAGTATCTCTACCAGCTTCTTTCCACAAAGAAGTTAATTCTTCATCGCCTGCTATATTTCTTACAATAAGATTTTCTAGAACTATTCCCGTATCAGCACGAGCTAATTGTAATTGATTTCTATCTTGATTTAATACCTTTATTTTTGCTGCTTGTTCTGCTTTTTCTTCAGGCGTTACCGCTTTGTTTAATTTTAAGTTTTCAGCTGCTATTTTAGCATCAACATCTTTAATAGCTGGCTCAAATTTCTCTAATCCGTTATTTACTACATAAATATCTTTAGCAGTTTCTAATATTTCATTATAATTAGGATCTAAGTTATTACCTCCTACAAATTGTTTTAAAGTAGGAACCGTTTCTACTTTAGTATCTCTAATTCTTTCATAAGTATTTTTATTATTTAAAATAAGTACTTCTTCTTCCACAGAACTTGTACTACTTCCACCTGAGAAAGGCATATTTTTCTTATCTAGATCTGCAGTAGCTATATCTGTATCTATAGATTTAAAATCTTTAAGTAAGGCTGTGCTTGCATCTAATTTTGCTTTAACACCTGCATCAACTTTTTCAATAATGTCCTTACTTACATCTTTAAAATCTACTAAATCTGCAGCAGCAACACCTAATTGCGCAAATCTATTATTAGCTGCTTGCTTATAATACTTTTTAGCTAATTCTACTTCATTGCTATTAAGTTTAGCTTCTTCTATTTCTTGTAAAGTACTGTTTAATTCCTGAGTAAGAGCAGTAACTTGTTCAGGATTTTTGCTTTTAACAGCTGCTGCAAGTTGAGTTTGTAAAATTCCTACAGTTCCGTCAATAATATTATCTCTAAATTCTTCTCCTTTTTCTCCTTGAGAATTTGCATAGAAAGTATAATCAGCATCTTCTTGTACCCAATCTTTGTATTTATCAGAAGTAGCTAGCATACGTTGAATTTCTCCTGCTACTTGATTTAAGTCTCTATAATCTATTTTAGTTTCAATACGTTGTGTAACTCCAGGAGATATTTCTACTTGTGTATCTACTCCTGGATTTTGATAATGCTGTGTTACAGCCATTCTAGCTAATTCTAAAGATTCTTTACGCATTTCCTCCTCCATATTCTTCATACGAGGTTGTAAGCTTATAGTAGTATAATCTCCACCTTTTTGATTAAATCCAGTGCCTTTAAACTCTCCTAAAGTTTTCATTTTCCAAGTATCAAGATCTCTTTGAGTTATAGTTCCTTTAGCAACCATATCTTTATGCTCTTGCTCCATTTTTTTATAACCTTCATAGTTACTTTTAATAGATTGCAATTCTGGATCTTTAGTAAACATTTTGTTTAAATCCATTATTTGCTGTGTAGCTTGGCGGTAATTCTTTGAAGTATTTAAGTTAGAAGCTATTTCAGAACTTTTTTGATTCAACAATTCCATTAACTCCTTACTTCTAGGGTCATCTTGATTTAATCTGCTCATCTCGAAGTCTGCATTAGCTGCTAAACTTTTAGCAGTTTCTAATTTTTCAGACATTTGGGATAAAGGTTGAGCAAATGCTTCTAAACCTAAAGGTTTATATTCAGTTTTTAATGGAGTAGAATATGGAGTTATCATAATTAATCTTATTTATTAGATTTCTTTCCTTTATTTTTTTCTTGCAAAGATTTTAAATAAGGAGTGTAAACATAACTATAATTACCTTCACCAGCCATTGTATTAAAATCACTTGCTAAAGCATTTTGTTTTTGTGCGTCACTATAAGATTTAATACCCGATAATGCTTCTTTTTGATGTTCTTGTCTAGCAGCTTTCATCTGCGCTTCTAATTGCCATCTAGCCATAGTAGCATCTACTTTGTTTTTATTTTTATACTTGTCAGCTTCTTGTTTAGCAAGGCCGTAAGCATTTTCTCTCCCTGTAGTTACTTCATCAATATAATCTCTATATTGATTAGCAGAATTTTGCATGTTAGCCATATAACTCCCACCTCCAGATGCAACATCTTTAGCAGCACGTTGACTAGTTGCTAAAGCTCTATCTGCAGCTGTTAACTGTGGTGCTATATTTTGTCGGTAAGGATCATAACTAGCAGTCATGGATTCAATACTCGGCAAAGGTGATTTTTTAGCTAAGAATCCTTGATAAGCATTATAGATAATAGGAGCCATGCCTGCAGCATAAGTTCCTAGATTTTCTGTATATCCAGAAGGCATATTTGTAGTAGATTGATCAGTTTTAAATCCTGAAATAGGACTATAAGATCCATCAGGATTCGGTAATCCTGCTAAATAATTTTTTGCATCATAAGCTTCCTGCGCTAAGGTATCATCTGTAACTATTGAATTAGGGTCAGGACTATAGATATCCTCTTCTTTATATCCACCACCTGCGTACATATTAGTTAATGGTTGTCCCATTGGGCCAGCATTGTCTTTATAGGTTGGGTAATTGCCAGGATATAAGTGCCCGCCATCAGCAAAATTACTAGCCATTTGTCCCATATTAGCAATATTTCCTGCCATTGGATTACTTCCTAACTGCATTAAAGCATTTGCTCCTTTACTTCCAGCCATTGCTCCCATAGCTTCACTAGGATTTCCTCCTACAAAACCTCCTGCTATCGAACCTACTTGTCCAAGTGAGTTTGCAATATTGTCAAACTTTTCGTTAGTACCTTTTAGACCAGTTAATCCCGTAGCTAGTCCTTCTGAACCTTCAGAAATTGCAGCTCCTGTAGTAGCCCCACCAGTTAAAACTGCTCCACCTATAGCGCCAGCAGCATTACTAAATCCTCTAACAGAAGCATTTTTTTCTTTTTCTGTATCGGAAAGATTGCCCATATTATTTAAAGCTTCGTATCCTTTATCTGTTAAAGCATCAGTTGCTCCCATAGTTAAAGTATCTAAAAGACCTTCACCAACACCGTAAGCACCTGAACCAATAGTACGCATAGTACCACCAAAGTCATACATATTACCGCCACACTTATAGGACATTGGTCCTCCGTATTGCATTGTCATAGGTTGTCCTCCTTGTTGAGCCATCATTTGTTCCATCATTGCTGGATCCATAGGAGGTTGTCCTTGACCTTGTTGCATCATCGCCATTTCTTCAGGAGATGGTTGTCCTTGAGGCATTTCTTGTTCCATACCTTGAGGAGCTCCTCCTTGTGGAGGCATTCCTTGTGGTTGGTAAGATTGTGCTATTTGTGCTAATGCATTAGGGTCTAAAGATTGAATTTCTCCTAATTTTTTTTGAACTTCCATTTGTTTTTGAAGTTCTTGTCCTCGCATTAATGTATCTAAATTCTTCTTGCTACTATTATCTTGAATAGTATCGTATCCTGGTTCTCTTCTAGAGTCAGAATAGTTAACTTTCTTAGATGCTTCTGCGTAAGTTCTTCCTACTAATTTCTCAGGAAGATTAAATTCTTTAGCAATTTCTTTTGTTATTTTAATTTGGTCAGAGAAAATATAATTCTCAGCATTTAATTTAGTCTCACCAGACTCTACTAAATTTACAGCACCGTCAGGAGCTGTACCTTGAGGTATTCCTCCTAATGGATTCTCTTCGTGAGTTCCTCCACCATTAAATTCTGTTAACTGTCCCATAGGACCGCCATCAGCAAATGAGTTAGATTTAATTTTATTCTGCACATTAGTAGGCAGTGATCTAAAACCTTTGTTGTTAAAAGAACCTCCGTTAGCGTACATGTTGCCGCCTTTTGCATATTCCATCATAGGATTTGTATTATATCTTTCTTGTGTAAATTCTTCAGAAACAGGTGAGTTTGTTTCTGGCGAGAATCCTGGCATAGCGCCAACTGGATTATTATTTGTTGGTATTGTTTTATTAAAACTAGGCATCCCCATATTTCCACTAGGGCCGCTTATAGTAACATCATTAAATATTCTATCGTCTTTTTCTTTAGCTGCCGCTATTTTATCTTGTATATTTAATTTTTGTGCAGCAGCTTTTATAGGGTAACTTCCAAATATCTCAGCATTTAAAATAGGTTGCTTTCTTGCAAAATCTACATTACCTGCCTGTCCTAGAACTGCTGTTGAATCGGAATTTAAAGTGTTTACACTATGATAAGTATTTTCACCTGAATTATAATCAAATAATGCACTACCTCTAGCACCAATTTGAGCACCTCTTAACGGGCCTTTACTAGCAGTAAAATCTGCTTGAGCTGTAAATTTAGGCCCCATCTGCATTCTACTAGGAGCTCCCTTTCCTAATATTTCTTCATACTTGCCTACATCAGTTGGCGCTGTATTTTCAGGCACATTAGGTGCATAAGTGTCTACATAACTATAAGGAGCTTTACCAGTAACTTGTAAAGGCCATCCTGCACCTATTTTGGTATTTAGCATACCGTTTAGATTTCCTGGATCTTTTTTACTATATTTCCAATCTACTCCTGGTTCAAATCCTGCGTATCCTTTTTTATGTTTACTATAGCCTGCTATAGCCTCTAGTCTTGCATTAACTCTACTGCCTTCTGCATTAGCAGAACCAGGTAAACCATGTACGCCAAATCTACCTTCAATACCTAAATTAGCAGGCCGTACTCCACGTTCATAGGGAATATGGCTTATATCAAGAGGATTAATAGCTGTGGGTGTATTAATACCTTCGTATTCTCCAGGTATATTATATTTAGTAGGATCTTTTTCAAAAGCTCTACTACTATCGTGATAATCTTGATATACGTCTATAGATGCTGGAAATTTAGCATCTATTTTACTAGACTTTTTACCTGATATATTAGGAAAAACATTAGGAGTACTTACTCCTACTCTATATCCTACAGAATTTAAATAGTCATTATAATTATAACTTAGAGGAGCATACTCTGCTCTCCATGCATTAGGATTTCTAGATGCAGCATAGCCACTTGAAGAACCTACTTTTCCTCCATCTGGATATAAATGTCCTCCATTTGCAAAAATACTTTTACCACTACCGAACCATCCTGCGGGAGTAGTCAACTTCATAGCTTGACTTTCAGGCATTACTATTGGTGCAGAGTTTTCTGGAATATAATTAGCTTGAGAAGGGCTAGTAGAAATTTCTGGTCTAACTCCTAAAGTATCTGTAATAAGTTCAGGAGATTTAGTTTGCATACTTGGAAGTACTATAGGCTGCTGATTAGGTAAAGAAGTTCCTAACTTAGATTTAGTTTTACCTAAACTTGCTGGGCGTACATCACCTGAAGCAGGTCTTTTTTCTTTAGGTGCTACATAACTATTATACAAAGTGCTGCCATAATTAGGAGCAGTAGCATAGCCAGCTGCTTCTAAACCTAGGGCAAAATCTTTAGCAGTCTCTGCTGCTAAGGCTCCTTCATATCTAGGATTTGTTTCTAAGAATACTCTATGAGCTTGAAAAGCATCAAAAGAACTAGGAAACTCCATGAAACTAGATTGTTGTTTTACTTTCTTACCGCCAAAAACTTCACCTGTTCCTGTTTCTGCTCCTGCAGTTACTGCTATACCTCTCGCACTTAACTTATCTCTTGTAGCTTTATCGTGTGATTTAATACCAAAATAATTATAATTAGCACCTACGCTAGCACCGCCTCCTGATTCTAATTGCCATTGTCCTGCAACTACTTTTGCTTGCTCAGGAGAATTACCAACAGCTTCTGCTAATAACTTAGCTTGGTTATATGTCTGTGGTTCAGATATACCTAAATTAAACCATTCTAAAGCCTTTTGTTTATTAACACCAGGCCTAGCCAAATACTGCTGTATTTGAGGAGGAATATCACCGTAAGTTAAATTATCAGACATATACGCAATTTTATGTGTAAAGATACAATTTTTTATTTATTTTTTTAATATTATAATCCTTTAGGTTTTTCTTGTTCAGGATTTGATAAAGCAGCAGGAATATCTAACAAAGGATCATACTCTCTTTTAAACTTAGCAGGATTTGTATAAATAGTAGCATTCTTATTTAAGATTGCACTTCTCTTTCCTGTCGGGTCTTTTATAGGAGTAAATTCTTCTCCACTTGTATTTATTAACCAATTTCCTTGAGTATCTTTTTGATACTTAGCTCCAGGTCTGCCTGCATAAGTATATAAAGGTCCTCCATCAGCATAAGTATAAGAATCTTCAGGATAAGTCAAATCTTTTCCTTCTCCTTCCATTTGTGGAGTATTAGACATTGATAGTATACTTCCACCGTTACGAGTAACATGGTCAAGTGGCATATACATTTGTTGTCTATCATCTAAATTACCTCCTAAATTATAAATCCCTGGGTACTGTTGAGGAGAAGATGCATAAATACTATCGTGTAAATTATTTCCTCCTTGTCTAAAACTATCTTCAGGTAAAGAATAATTACCTTGAAATTGTCCTCCGTCTTTATAGTTTCTACTAATCTTTTTTTCTTGCGCTAACATTTCTTTAGTAGGCGCTTTTCCAGACCCAGCATTAGCTCTAATATTATCCCATAATCCACGAGGAGAATAAGAACCATCTGCTCTTTTAAGCATTCCTCCATTTGCATAGTAATTACCTAAAGCAGATGCATAAACACTGTTTAATATTTCACCATGATTAGTCCTATCGTTTAATGGGCCTCCGTCAGCAAAAGGTAAAGCAGTAGTATCTCTAAAGATAGGTGTACCTGGGAACTTATAAGGGCTTGGTATATTTTTAGGAGTTTTTTTCATTAGAATATCTGATAATCGAAGTAAGACATTAAACGATTCATTATAAGTTGTTTGTTTGCCGTATTGTCAAAGTATAAAGTTACAATAAAATGTGAACTTCTTAAACGTCCTTTTTGATTAGTTGTGTTTATATCTCTAGGAATTTTAACTCTCCATTTATCAAATTTACGTTTAATTCTACCTGATGAAAATAATACCTTACCTGTATCCTGTACTTGTGTTTGTATTCTAAATGCTGTAATAGTGATATTTCTGTCAATTACTTTAGCATCATCTCTGACGATAGAATTAAATTCTAATGTTCTTAGTATTTTATTAATATCTGCCTGCGGATTAATTACTAATGTAACAGAAGCTTCTTCTACATTATCATAAAATTCTCCGTAGTTTCCTATATTGTGAGTATAGATTACATTATTGGCTGTTGGATTAGGACTTAATAATATATCACCGTTGTCTATCCACAGTGTAGGAGTTGCTGAATATATAGAAGAGAATTTTTGTGCTAATTCATCGTATACTATAGAAACATTTTTAGGAGTATAAGCAACGGAGTTTGCTAAAGCAATTCCTATATTTAATAGTTTATTACTTCCTGTAGTAAATTGAGTAGTTACTTCAACATATCCGTAACCTTCTCCTAGATAAATAACACTTCCTACTAGGTAAGTAGTATTTAAACCTAAAGTTAAATAGTTAGCTTCTTCTAAGAAAGTAAATATAACCTCATCATTAATAGGGTCTTTTCCAATAGTAATTCCTTTTCCTAATATAGGATTATCTCCATCATTTTCTTTACGTAAAAAAGTAGTTTCAGGCAATTGTTGAAATAATGAATGTAAACCTGTTATCTCCGATAACATAGTTAACTGCCCTCCGCCAACACCTACTAGTAATTTTCTTCTAATAGCATCAAATATGTATAAACCCGAATTAGTAGTCTTAACTCCCCATTGGTGAATAGATCCATTTTCTTTAGAAAAATATTGATGCTTACCAAAACCTAATCCTGTACCTAGTTGAGTAGGAACTCCGTCAGCAGTAGTAGTTACGGCAGCTCTATTAATAGCGTAAATTCCTATCCCCCTATCTTGCACAAAATGCACAGTGTCTTTCCAGTTAATTATTTTATTAATAGGACCGTAGTCATCTATATCATAATAATTATTAGCACCAAACTTTGTCCAAGAATCTATAGTCTCACCATTAATTTTTACACTAGATAAATAAGCCCTAACATCATTTACTTTTATAGAACAGTTATTGCCGTTGACAGGTTCTATAAAGAAAGTTACATCGTAGTTATCTCTAGAGTAAACATTATTATAAGCATACATTAATGAACTAGTCTTACCGTAATTAGTAAAAGAATTTTCTGTTTCTTGTCTAAAGTGCGTTTGTTGTTCGCCACTAAAAGTATATTTAACTTCTGTTCTTAAAGTAGATCCTGCAGCTAATTCTAAATTTAATTGTGTTTCTACTGGGTAAGCTTGTGTCTCAGTATTATCTTGGTGATATTTATTATCAGCATAAAAGTCTGTATTAAAATCAACAGTCTGTGTCTGTAGCGTAAACATGTTTACAAAAATATCTCCACCAAATACTTTAGGATTAAGATTTGTTTTAGCTATTACAGGTGAAGCTCCTATGAAGATATTAGTTTCTAACGCACTTTGATTATATCCTCCGTACACCTCACTTTTAGGAAGTACATAATCTATAATAGGAAAAGTAGAATCTGATATACCGATATTAGGCGCACCTGAAGTTATAGTCTTGACGTGTATATAATTTGTATAAGGGGCTTTAAAATAATCGAAAGCAGAAGGAGTTACGGATGTACCTATTAAAGGGTCTATAGTAATCCTTTTAATTCTTCCAATAATACTTGTTCCAGCTTTATTTATAGTAGGCACATCTGTATTAGAAGCACCATCCTGTGGTTTATTTAAATTTACATCAGGTTTTTTATTGTAATCATCTATTGCGTAATAATTGCGCATATAAGATCCTCCGTAATCAGAAGTAACACTGTTTTCATAGCTAGCAGTATCAGGCATTTGCATATAAGTTAAATCTGCAAATTGTTTAATATTTTCTATACTATTAAAACTAGTTGGATAAGTACTTCTGGAAGTTAATCTTTGATCAAAACAATGTTGTCCCAAACCTTGTGCAGAAAAATCTCTTCCACCTATTGGAATATAAGAGTTCATGTAGTCGTAGTAAGCTCCTGTTACTAGCATACAAGGGTTGTTGCTTAAAGCTGTCATTGCGGTATTACTATCTCCAAATTTAAATGATAAATCTGGGGAATAAAACCCTAAGTATTGTCCTTTAACTTTATAATCTGCATATACAGGAGTATAAGGAGAAGGATCGTATTCTTGATCTTCTAGAGTGGCAAAAGTAGCATTAGATAAATTAGTCCCACTATCTACTGGATAATAAGGATATAAATGTAAGGCATTGCTGCTGCCATTTATTTGTAAATTAAAATCTTCTGCATCACCTTCTAAAATAGGAGCAAAATAAAATCCTTTTACTAAACCTTGAGAATATCTGCGCTTATCGGCATCTTGTCTTTGTACTCTTACTATTTGATAACTTTCTATTTGAGATTCTAATAAAGGACAACTAGAAAAATCTATATTAAATTTTATTCCTAATGAGTATCCGACAGTACGTGGTTGTGCCGTATCCGCAGGAGATAAGGATAATGGCCAATAGTTTATCCCAGTCCCTGGAATAGTTTCAGTGCTGTTTCTTTCTGAAATATCTGGAAACTTGATGTCGCCAATGTATTCTACAAAAGTAGCTTCTCCTTTAGTAGTATACAGTACTATACCAAAACGATAAGTTTCCCCCCGTTTATAACCCCGCATTAGCCCCGATAAAAACGGAGAGGCAAAATTAGGGTAAGTAGTATTCTCGTAAGTACCATAACCGTCATTAAGATTATGAGTTAATACAAAATCTGGAGTATTTGGAACAGTAGGAATTCCTTCTGAGAATCCTGGGACAGCGGAGTCTAAAGTAAAAGCTTCTAAATGAAATTCATAAGAAATATTAGGACCATCTCCTCCTAAAGTAGCTCCATCAATTTTATATTTAAATTGCTTTGCAGTTTGCCATTCAGTATCCCAATGCGCATCTGAGTTAAATCCTATAGATGGTTTAGCACTATAAGAAGGATCCACAGATACATTAAAAGCATTCTTAGTTTTAGCTTCATCTATTTGTTCTGGATTACCTGTTAGTGGATGTGGCAAAGTTACTCCGTCATTTAAGAATCTATTAGTTCTAGAATCAAAAGTTTCATTAGGCCCTAATAAACTTGCTATAGATACAGTAGAACTTTTAATATTAGCAATTACTAAAGAACTATCTTTAGGAGTAATTGTTTTAGGAGTTTTAAATGGATTATTCTTAGCTGTAAATGTTAATAATTCAATAGGTACTATAGCTCCTTCATTTCCTGTATAAGTAAAACTAATAGTAGTTTGATTATTTATACTTATCTTTTCTATACTATTAACTACAGGCGATGATACTTGAGAAGAATGATATATTACTATAAATTCTATTTCATTAAAATCTCCGTAGTTACTTGTATCTACTTGGAAACTTAAACTTTTACCTGTATCTATTGTAGCATTTAAATCTCCGTTGTAAAAAGCAGATTGAGTAGTTTCCGAATCGGAAACAACATGTACTAAATTACTTGGAGGAGAAACTAAAGTTTCTTTACCATCAGATGTAATTAATCTATAAGCTACTTGGTACTCACCCGCATACACACCTATTCCCCCACCTGCTATTACTTTTAAAAGCGGTTGAGTATAAGTAATGTCTGGAAAAATATCTACAGAAGAAGCTGGGAATGTAAGTAAGTTAGCATCTTCTAAATTAATACTTCTAAAGTAATTATTGTAATCTGTCCAATATACTTTTTGAATGCAGTTAGATTCATATAGACCTAATGCTTCTATTGGCCATTTCTTACTAAAGTTTAAGATTGGACTATAATATTTTAATACTGGAAATCCAGGAAGTATTTCTCTGGTAGCTGTATTATATTCAACTACATAAATCCAACCGTTTGCCTCTGAATCATCTGCTACAAATAATACTATCCTATTTCTTATAGTAGTGTATCCTATTATTTGAGGGATTCCTACAGCTGCCCATGGTCCAAAAGGTAGACCTGCTCCGTAGGCATTAGGAATAGTAAAAGCTTCTTGGTTACCTTTAATGTTAGTAAAGGCTCCCATAGATTCTCCATTAGTAGTAGTTATCCTAATATCTTTGGCATCAATATATAATTCAGATTGTATACTATCATAAGCAGTATCTTTATTTAATCCTTGGTATGTATTTATGTGTCTTTCCATTATGTAGTAGCTGGGTTACTTCCTTGTGCATTCTGAGTTAATACGTTAATAGTAGATACTAAACCTGTACCTGCTTTCGGTCTAAACTTTCTTTGTTCTGGCAATTGCATATTAGCAAAGAAAGAAGCATGCGCCTGTAAATCAGGTATAGTTCTTACTACACTGTTCTTAACACTTTCTGCTTCATCAACACCGTTCCATTGTTTAGCATGGTTTACTGCTTGAGCAAAGTACCATTCTTTATCTCGTTCTATAATTTGGAATTTATCTCCCGATAATTCGTTACGTAACCAAAGTTTTCTTGCTATTTTATGAGCAATATAGTGAGCTCCTGCTTCCATCCATTGTTGTTCTGCAGGAATAGTAGGATAGCCACAATCGTCTGTAGGTATAGCCGAATAACTCATCGCCATAATACCTTTATTAAAAGATGGGAAAATGTATCCTTGACCTACAGTGTAAGTTTCTCTACCTTCGGTAGTATAGTCTCTAGTATCTTTGTGATATCTTTTGTGGAAGTAATCTGTTTTCCAACGCATTGGATACATTCTACCGTGCCCGCATTCAGCTTCTTCTATTGTTGTTATTCCTTCCATGTGAGCTACTTGGCCTATTTTATATAAGTCAAATGGCAAGTCTGCTCTACCGTCACAAGATTCAACATAAGCAATCTTTTCCTCCATAGTCACGCCTACATTAGTGTGTGCCATAAATTCTGCTAACCATTCTATTCCTTCTTCTTCGTGGATATCATAGTTAAAGCCGAAATCCCTGATACATTTATCAAGGATTGCTTTATAAGAAACTGTTTTTCCTGCGTACATTATACTATACCTTTAAGTATGCTTTCTAGTCTACTTGCGATTCCTTCAGATGAAGTATCTTTAGTAGGATCTTCTACGCTTACTGATTTTTCATCTTTATATTCCCACTCTCCGTTTACTTTTTTACGAGTACAAACGGTTGTAATAAATCCACCTTCAACTTCTTCAACGCGTGTTTCTTCGTAACCTCCGTCTTCAAATTCTTTTCTAGTAGTCTTTACTACAGTCTCCACACTTTTAGAGGAGCCTTCGTTTTCCATTGTTTCGTTATCCATAATAAAATACTTTACGATTCGGTTCTTTAACTATTTTAGCAATTAATCTAGAATATTGTCTTGATGCTTTAAATACATAAAAACTTTTATACTTTAAATTAATTGTTGCTTTATCCCAGTAATGCTCATAAAACTCTTGGTTAGAATGCTCATTCTCGTGATAAATAACTTTCTTATCTTTTATTTCTACAATCTCGTCTCTTGTTAATCCTGGGTATTTACTTTGCCAAAATTCCCAAGTAGCTTTCCAATTAGGTTTTAAGCTTTTGGATTTCTCCCCATTAGCTTTAAAGAAATTCAAATGACTACTCTTTATTCTTAACTTTCCTACTTTAGTAATCTTTAACTCTAGATTGTTATCAACTATAGCTGTACTAAAGGTATTTAGTAAATCCTTAATAAACGCATTATATTTATCTTTAGGCAATAGGGATTCTCTAGCATTGCTTTTATAATAAGAAAAGAAATCATCCTTCTTAATATTGCCAGCAATTTTCCCTTTGCCTCTTTTTAAATATATGTTAGCCATTTCCATTATCTAGCAGGTTGAGTGGGAACATCTATTCTTGCATCTTGCGCATTGTTAGCATCATCGTATGGTGCTGCACCTTTCTGTAGTAATTGTTGTAATATCTGTGGCTTAATATATGCCCACATCCATTGATTAATTGGATAAGGGTCTGCTGGAGTCCAACAAGTCTGATTAGTAGAGCAATTGATAAATTCTCCCAAAGAAGTAGGGTCTTCAAATATTCCTCTGATGGTGATGTACTTCATCATTAGATGGCTACTACTCTTAGACGTAATGTACATGTACCCTCCGTATAAAAAAGCATAAACAGCATTTTGATTAGTTCTGCCGCTACCTACGTAAGGCACTCTAGAATAATCTACCAATAAAGCTCTTGGCTTCATTATATCGGGAGAACCTACAGAAACGATTCCTTTAGTAAAGAAAAACTCTATTGTATTTGGAATCTTTAATTTAGTTCGTAAAACTTTGCAACCTGCAGGCACTGCGACACAGCATTGTATAGGGTTTACTAATTCTAGTTCGATGCAATTTAGATCCTGTATTACATACGGATCGATGCTTCTGTTTTTATTGTACTCATTGCGTAACCACAATGATCTTTGCTCATTAATTAAATCTGTATAAAATTCATACGAGAAGGATGACTCTACGGAGTTAATCGCAAGTGATTCATCTATCTGAGCCTGTAAATCTTGTAATGATAACATAATAGCAAATATACGATTAATTTTTTAAATTATCTTCCTTGGCCTACGTTAGCTTTTTTGTAGTTACGTGAGCTCTTTAATTTAGAACTTTTAGATTTAGCATGTACACCTGGTCTATAAACTTTAGTAGTAGTTTCCTTTCCTGTAGCACTGTCTTTAATCTTAGCCATAATTATCTATTTTTAATAGTTATGTTTAAAATTGTCAACATATAGAATTCTCTTGAGATATCTATTTCTACAGTAAATATATCAAAATATGCTACTCTTAATCTTAAAGACAATTTGTCCCATTGTCTTCTACTGCTTCTCCAATTGTTTCTAATTTTCATTATGCTTCATTTTTACTGATTATACCTTTAGCATCTAACAATACTTTACGAACATTTGCAGGTTGAGCAACCTTCCATTTAGTTCTTCTAGCTTGGTGCAATCTTGATTTTAATATTCTTATTACATTCATAGCGTTTCCTTGGTTTCCACCAAGTACATGATAACAATCTTTGTCTTCTCCAACATAAATTCCTACATGCCCGCCACCATCTCTTTTAAATGTAAGAATATCACCTAACATAGGTTCATTTACTTTAGTTCCATATTTAGCCCAGTTAAGTGCCCAAAGAGGTTTATCTACTACTTCCACACCTGCTTTATGACAAGCATACGCAATAGCTAATCCACACCAAGGAATTTCATCGGCTGTATAAACTTTTTCTAAACCAGTTTCTTTAGCCCATCCCATAATAACAGGATTATGTTGCTTACCTACAATTTCTTTAGTACCAAGCATTTTTACTGCTTCAACTAAAAGCTTTGGTGATTTTTCAGTATTTAAAAAACTATAACTCATATCTTAATTTTTAATGTTTTTCCAAGTGTCTGACACTTTAGTTATCGTTGCTCTAATCTTTCTAACAATACTAAATGTACTTTTTAAAATGTTATTACCACTAATATCGAACCAATTTTCGTTGATACTAGACAATTCCATTAAAGCAAATATACACAATAACATATTAGTAAACAAAGCTGGTGTAGGTATTACAAATGAATATCCCAATGCGCTTAGTAGGCTAGAACTAAATGGAGTTAATGCGTAGAAGTCTAAAGGAAATAAAGCTCCTGCAAGGATGTAGTATCCTGCTGCTTTAAATATATATCCTCTTCTAAGCATTTTAGATTTAAATAGATCCCTGAATTTCCTACCTTCTACACACGCTATCTTTTTTAAAGATATTAATTTTATTACTGTGTCTAATAATATAATACCCATTAAGATAATTGTACAAAGCTCTATTGGAGCAAAAAAAGAAAAGATTGACAAAGCTATAAGTATTAAATTCGTTTTCATATTAATGGTGCTTGTAGTTTGATATATCTTATCAATACTTTGGTTAAAATAATAACTATAAAGATAGTACCCATAACTGAAAGAAATATCATCCACCAAGGATAATTTCTATTTTCTTCTTTTATTTGAGTTCTATTTGTTTTCTCTTCTTGTGAATTCTTAATTTTTTCTTCTCTGGAATCTATTCTATTGTTTTTAATAGCTGCTCTTAAAGAATCAGAATACATTCCTGCCATTATCTTTAAAGAGTCTTTGAATCTTCTATTATCAAATCTTGTCATCCATCTTGTTTCTACAGTAGCCTTTGGACATGGTATATTTTTGACAACATATATGAGGGAGTCTTTTCCGTCAACTCCCTTAATGTATATAGTGTCTGTAGTCTTGATATAAGTGGTGTCACACGTTATTACTCCACCTTTAGCATAGAACTTATCTAAATGATATTTGGCATTGTGACAGCCAGATAACATGTACAACATTACTATGCTAATTAAAGTAGCAAAGAATAAAGTAATTATATGTCTTACATCAAATTGCATTACAAGTCTATTTCAACTTCGTAACCCAACTTTTCAAGTTCAACTTTACAAAGTTCATGCACAGTTTGGTTGTCTTGTATTACAACTTCTCCATTTGCACTTGTTGGAATGTCTGTTTGAATCATTGAAGCTCCTAACTTAAACGCTTCTTTGCTTACAAAGATGTAAGGAAACGCAGCCTCAACTTTTGTTCCATTTTCTCTAGCTGCCCACTCTACACGTGCGTAAACACTTGTTAACTCTTGCACTTCACCCGACAAATCCATGTACTTGATTGTCTTTTCTTTTGTTGCTTTGATTTTTAAACCCATTTTATTTGTTTTTAATTGTTAAATTTTACGCTAATATACCCATATTTCTTAATGCTTTTACAACTTGTTTCATTGTATAGCCATCAAATGTATCTGTGTCTGTTAATATTGTCCCTAAATTGCTTGTTAAAGTAGCTGCTGTTACTGCGGTTGTTGGCTGAACTATTGGTGTTGCGTTCCAAAATGCAAGTTTTTGATTTGTTGCGTAACCGATTCGAGTACCTCCACCCGTTCCGAATCCGATATCTCTACTATCTGCAAAATCAACAGCGTTAGAAAATCTACCGTCCAAAGTAAGTGAAGTAACTCCTAAATGATTTCTTAAAATTATTTGCCCACCATCTGCATTTGTTCTAAAATCAATACAAGGATTTCCAACTGTATTTATCCATCTCGACATGAAATCCGCAGAATTACCAGCGTAGACAAATAATGCTCCGCCCGTTGTTGTCATTCCTTGAAAACCTAAGTTTGTCCTAGTTAAAAAGTTAACATTTCCATCACCTTGAACACTCATTAAGTTTGAAGTATCCGCACTATTCCTAACTCTAAACGCAACATCCGTACTTAACGCTCCTTGGGATTTGATGTCTAGTTTAGCACTAGCACTTGTTGCACCAATAGCTACGTTACCTTTTAACCCAGTTAATGTAATTGAGTCATTTCCAAGTACCGCTGTGTTTGAACCTAAACCCGTAGCACTATCTCCTATAACTATTTGGTTTGTTTGGTTGTTTGCAAGGGCTTTAGTGTTGTTGCCTAGGTAGATTGAGTTATTTGTAATAGTGTTTGCTGTTGTGCCGTCTGCTATGAAGCGACCTGCATAAAAACCATCAGCAACATTATTACTCCCTGTTGTGTTAAAATTAAGTGATCCAAAACCATTTGAAACATTATTGTTTCCTGTCGTATTACTTAAAAGTGAGTTTGCTCCAATTGCTACATTTCCTCCTCCTGATGAATTTGTATAAAGTGATTGAAATCCAAGAGCTGTATTACTAGCGCCTGTAGAATTCAATAGTGAATTATTACCAATAGCAGTGTTACTACCACTGGAAGTATTTGAAAAAAGAGATTGAAATCCAATAGCTGTATTACCACTTCCCGTACTAACCCTTCCCGCACCTAACCCAACAAACACATCCCCTGCTCCATTTGCACGGATTATGTCAAGTGTATCTGCTGAGTTTCTAATGCGGAATGCTATGTCGGTAGATAGTGCGCCAACTGCTTTTAAAGTTAATCTTTTTAATGTTTCATCGTATGTAAAGTTAGCATCTTCCTGCACTACATTCCCACTACCCTCAAACAACACACGACCTGCAACTCCTGAAGTGATTGGTGTTGTGCCTATTGTGATTCCTGATGGTGGTATAGTAACATTAGTCTGATTATTAATAGCATCATCTGTTACTGTAGCATTTATAAAATTTAATGCAGCCCTCTTAGGAGTAGCAATATTATTTCCTTCTATTATTAAATCTGGTTTTACAATTTGAATATCAGTAGGCATATTTTAATAAGTTTTAGATAATACAAAGTTTTGTGATTGAATAGCATTAGCAGCATTTGCTAATCCCCATTGTGCTGTAATAGTAAGAGTATTATTTATAGTAGTATCAAATACGGTATTAGATATTAATGCAAAGTTAGTTCCATCTAATACACCAGCTGCATTGTGATTATAACTATATTGACCATTGACAAATAATTCTGCAACACCTGCTGCACCAATTTTAGTAACTGTGAAGTCTGCTATTAGTTCAAAAAACTTACTTGTAGCAATCTTCATTGGAAATACTCCAAAGTCTCCAATAACAACTCCATTAGATTTAATTCTAACCTGTATTGTTTCATTGTTTGCACAAGATAACTTTCCACACATCTTAAGTGAAAAACTATCTCCTACTTTAAAACCATTTGCAGGAACGGATAATGTACCCACTCCTGGGCCTATAAGAGAAGTTTCTGCAATAGTATTAGTTATTACAGTGCCTAATGCAGTTTGTGCAAATAATCCTGGTTGATACTGAGGTAATTGCGGTTTTACTATTTGGATATCTGTTGCCATGATTATAAGAATTTATGACTTTGGTTTTTTGGTGTTACAATATAATCAAATTCAAGTACTTCATCAGTCATTATATCAAAGTGGTAACCATCAAAATAGATAGCTTCTGTAACTATTTCCATGTCTTCCATTACTGCTGGAGTATCTACAATTAAACCGATTTCTACAACCGCTTGAATGTTATTTCCGAACTGCATATCTTTGGTATACACTCCTTTTTGTAGCAAGTCTTTTATTGCTACTTCTTTTGTTGGATATTTGAGTTGGTATATCATAATGTTGTTGCTGCTATTAATTTAGTGTCGGACATTGGAACATTTTCAAGCCACATTTGTTTGATGTATTTTGTAACGTCTATACCATTACCATTTAAGAATTCCATATTAGTAACTGCAAAGGCAGTATTTGTTACAACCTTAACACCATTCACAAAGACATCTGCAGTTGTACCATTCCAATCAATTGCTATTTTAATAGTGTTTGTCAAAGTGGTGTATAACGGTGTTAACGTACCATTAATACACTTATTTATAATTAATCTTGCAGTCAATCCGTTGTGTCTAATGTTTAATGAATTTCCAGTTGTGCTTGATGTATTGTTATCTCCAATCCAAATACCATTTCCTATTGCATCTCTTGTCAATAATAAATTATTATTCAATTCAATAAACCATGTTCCACCACTTGCAGAAATTAGCCCATTTGTAAATATGTTGTTTCGGCTAAATGTATCCGCAACCCTTGTAAATGTACTTGCAACTGTTGGGATGTAGGATGTTGGGTAGGCTCCTGCTTCCAGTTGAGCGCCCCAGAGAAATAGACCTGAGGTGCCGTTACCTATGTAACCAGTGCTAACGCCTTTTGCTAATTGCTGACGAAACACAGCTACTCCAGTGCCAGTTGCTATGAACACAATCCAGCAACGCCACCATCCATTTCCAGCAGAACTACTGCCGAAAGAAATAGCACCTCCAATTACAGTACTGTCACCTGTTTCAAGATCGAAAATAACATTTGCTGGGCCTTGAAGACCAGTTCTCACGCACACGCGTCGGACCTCCCCTGTCAACCCAAGCTTGGCATAAAACGACCATGTATATGTGGTTCCAGCAGTAACGGAAAAAGTTCTGTCACCCGCATAATGCTCACCATTACTTGTGTCCTCTTTAAAGAAATCAGCCAAGCTGCCGTCAGGTGCCGTAATCTGATCAGCAACGACCACACCTCCAGTCCCACCACCACTTAGTGCATCGCCTGAGTTTAGTGCCAGATTAGTCCTCTGAGGTTCTAATAAAATACTTGGACAACCGCCCAAAGAATAGTCTAAGCGTGGTACGTTTGCTAGTACATTCTCAATTAACCTCGCACTATTTACCCTTGTTGTTTCACTATTTCGTGTCCATGTTAAGTCTCCGTTGCCGTTGGATGGAGTTTGAGCATATAGTTTACTTGTCTTATATCCATTAGGAGTAATAAATAAACTACACTCTCTTAATATACCTGAGTCAGATAATACTTTAGCCTGAGCATTTAAACAAGATTCTGATTCAACACTACCACCGTCAGCAACTACCCTTACTTTAAAAGGCCCTGATACAGTTGTAGGTACAAACTTAAATATTCTTGTTTTAGAATTCATTATACCGCAGTTATATAAGTTATAATAAACTCTGTTCCAATTGCATTATATGTAATGACATTACTTGCAAAGTAATTGTTTATATCTCCTGCTGAAATATTAATGATTTCACCACTCTTAAGTATAGCTCCTAAAAATAATCCATCTAATGTACCTACGTTAGCTACAGATGCACTATAAATATTAGGAGTTAAAGCACCTGATAAAGATGTTCTAATCATGCTTGGTACTCTTGCGTAAGGAGAAGTGTTTACTTCTACTTGTTGTAATGTAACTTCTGTAGCTAAACCTGTAGTAGACCCTATAGAGTTTACTTTTACAAGTAATTCTTCTTGACCTGTTACTTGTGCTCTTGTATTATTATGGCCTACTATGGCTACTTCTTTTTGTGACATAATTAAGAATTTAATAAGTTTTTAATCTGTTGGTAAGTTAAAGTGTTGTATATAGTAGTATTATTTTCTATATCTCTAGTATCGTAGCAGTTAAGAATTTCTAAAGCTCTACGCTTATTTTTTAATTTATCTAGTGTCTCGCAGCATGCATTGCCGAACTGCAATTGCTGCATGTATTTAAATGTTGCTTTACCAAACTCGCATTGTTTATCCCAAACTAATAACGAATAATCATCGCACATCGCCATTAGCTAATTTTATCAAGTATAAATATTCCAAATCCTAAATATATTTTATCAGAATTGGTTGATGATCCTTTAATATCTATAGTATCTCCTGCTGACAATGAAATATCAGAAAGAAGAACTGATGTATTAAATACCATATTTTGTAAAAATGTAGAATAAAATGAAGAAACTCTATTTACTTGGGCATCTATTATTACTCCATTATTAAAAATATTATAAGATATTAATCCTCCTGTAAATGCAGACTCAATTTGATAAGTTATTTGTGCCGAATAACTAACTTTATACAAAGCTGTAGGTGTTCCTACAGGTACTGTGTAACTAGTTCCAGTAATGGTACTCAATAATGGACTAGTAGCTACACTTCCTATTCCCAATCTTTCTGTAGTGTAAAATACTTGCTCACAAGGACAAACTCCAGCAGGACCTTGTGGACCTGTTGCGCCCGTAGCACCTGTTGCTCCGTTAGTACCATTAGTACCGTTTGCTCCATTTAAGTTGGGCGTAATATAAGTTGTCCCATCTGTGTATAAATAAGTGAAAGTTCCGTTACCATTAGAAGTAACACTTACTATTCCTTTTCCGTCATTTCCACTTAATAAAGTAATTCCTTGACAATCTTTACATCCACACATAATTCTTTATATTTATATTAACATCCTCCATTACAACCGCAACCACAATCTACAATTGTTTGGCAGTAAGTACTAGCCGCAGTAAGAATAGCTTCTGCAGTATCAAAATCTCCGCATGCAAATGCAGATTGTATTCCGTAGATAAAAATTTCCATTTGATCTACTTGGTCTTTTAATTTTCTTACAGTGATAGAATCACATGCATCTATTAAAGCAACAACAAGTCTATCTTTGCAATTACATACATTGCACAAGAATAGTTCATATTGTGTATCATTAGTATACTCTGTTGTTGATGTTAATACAGAATAAACTACTTGATATATACCGTCTGACTGACTCCATGATTGGTCAATTAAAGCGGTAAAAGGAACTGGAGTAGGATTTCCTATTTGTCCAGTATATAAATTGATAGTAGAATTTTTAAAGATAAACTGCTCTAAAACAGATACTCCCATTATAACAGTAGATAATACTGACTGAGAGATATTAACTTGATAAGTTCCTCCGTCATTAGCTCCTGTACCTGTTATTAATGCTACTATTTTAGTACCTGGAGTTACTCCGATACCTGTTAAGTATTGCCCTACAACAAAAGTACCTGATAAATGCGATACATCTGTAAAAGTAGTTCCTGAGATTGTTCCTGTACCAAAAGCATTAATAGCTGGAGTATAAGTCCAAGGGTAAACATTTACAGTTGCTGATACTACAGCAGCTGTATCTATATTAGGAGTTCCCCATCCTGTAGGATTAGTAGTTAGGTTATAAGCATTAGTCTCTTCATATAAATTAACTAAGTTACATTTATTTCCAAGGGTAAGCGATATTTTAGGTACTAATGCCATGTTTTAAAGTTTATCAAAGATAATAAAAATTTATGTATTTAAATAATTAGGTTGTACTAGAAGTAATACAACCTAATTATAAATTAATTATTTTTTTAGTAATTCAATTTCTGCAGATAACTCCTGAATAGCTTTAACTAAAATAGGAATTAATTTACCGTAAGAAGCCTCTAATTTTTCAGGGTTTTCTTCATAAACCAATTTTAAAGTTTCAACTAAGTCAGCATCTTCTTGTGATTTTTTAAGATCTTGTGCAATAAAACCAAAATCTTTAATATCATGTCTTCCTTCTTCCGATCTCTCATCCCATACAAATTCAACTGGTTTTAATCCTTTAACAAAGTCAAGGCCAATTGATAATTCTTTTACATCTTTTTTATCTCTTGCATCAGATAATGATGTGATTGAAGTTTGAGCACAACGAAGAATATTATGAGATGAGTTACCTAATGTAATTGAATTAGAAGTTGTTATTGTTGCAGGCATTGATTGATTACCAATGGCAATATTATTAGATCCTGAACCTGCAATATTTCCTGCTCCATTTCCAACGTATACATTTAAATCTCCTGTTACAGTTGCTCCTGCATTATTTCCAACAAAAGTATTTGCTAATCCTGTACAAGATTGACCTGCTTGATTACCTACAAAAACACCGAGTCCATTTGTTGCATTTCTACCTGCATAGTAACCAATAAATGTATTCGAGCTTCCTGCATTTCCTTGCCCAGATCTAACTCCTAAAAATGTAGAAATTGTAGCAGTTGTTGATACTGCAAAATCAGTTAATTGGATTGTATCTCCTGATGTTTTTTGAGTAACAACTCCATTTACTTTTACTAAGTCGCCACTAAACGGCAATACTGTATCTACGTTAATTTGACTCATAATTTATATATTATACGATTGTTAAAGTTGTTCCTGATGGAACTGTTAATGTGTATCCTGCACACATAGCTAATGGAGATGTATACTGCAAATTAGAGTTACTAGGTAATGTTAAATCTTCTGAGATACATCCTACAATTTTAAAGCCATTAGCCCAAATTGAGTTTGTTATAGTTGTATCAGTATTATCTACATTACTTAGTGGAATAACAATTCCATATTTATTTCTATATCCTACTACACCATTTTCAATGCTTTTGAAAATATCTATTTCTAAACCATCTTCATTTTGTGCATCTTTGATATATTTTTTTTCAACGTTCATTTTGGGAAATATTTGTAATAATTTAATTATAATTATTTAGTAGTATTCAATAGCAAACTGAAACTTGACATTAGAAAGTGTTCCATAATTTCCAACACTAGATAATGGCTCTATTTCTAAATTTAAATAACCTGTTGCCCATACATCCGCTAATACTCCTGTGCTAGGGTTAATAGACTGAGATAAAAACTTATCCCCTATAATATTTGATACTATACCTCCCTGAGAACTAATGCCCGCAGGTAATACTAATTCCCCATAACGAGTTCCTGGGTCTCCTATATTAGCAGACACATAAGTACCTACAGGAGTACCTGGCATAATACTATTAGTATCTTGGTATCCAGTTAAATTTCCTGATGTAATATATACATTATTTTGATGTTCACCTGTAGTAGTATCGTAATAGCCACTTCCTAAAGAACCTGCTAAAGTAAATGTTGATTTATTTAGTAAGTTAGTATACACTTTTATTTTTGCTATACCTGTAGCGTATGGATCAAATTTAAAATATACTCCAGAAGCATTACTAAATACTAAAGGTTTATTTTTTCCACCTGAAGATTCAGCAAAAGCTCCAAACATTGGGCCTCTATTTACATAGTTTGTGCTATTATAAATAGAATAGACAGGATTAGTTGCAAGAGTTCCTCCAGATACTAAAGTAGGAATAGTGATAACATCCGATACATATTGAGTAGTTGCAGGCGCGCTCCATGTCCAAGCTCCAGGTAAAGGATTCTCTATACAGTAAAATGTATAAGGTTTGCCGTCTGGTGGAACTGTTGCAGGAACATTAATAGCATAATTATTGATTCTTCCCCCTATGTTAGAAGGATATAAAGTAATAATACCATCAGAATTATTTACTATGATTGTTGTTCGTCCAGTTTTAGGTTGAGGTAATTTAGCGGCATAGTCAGTAACAGTAACTGTAGTAAATACATTTACTCCGTACTTTAAAACTGCGGTAGTATTAGAGTTAGTACTATTAGCAACTAAATTATCGTAAACATTAGCAAAATCTGGCGTACCAGTACTTCCTAGTGGAATAAGGATACCATACTTATTTTTATAAACAACTGTATCATCTTCTATACTTTTAAAAACATCGATAAGGTCAGAAGTTTCATTAAAAGCATTTTTAATATATTTTTTTTCGATATCCATTTTGCGGAGTATTTGTAATAGTTAAAAATATAGTAGCCCACCACTCGACAGCAAAATTCCGTGGCAGGCTACTGGGGTTGGAGAATTACAAATTAAATCTCATCTAAATCTGTAAGAGCAGCTACTCCGAAAGCAGTAGGTCCACCGAATACAGTGATAAGTTCATTTCCTGTTGTTGTTGTTGGTGTAGAAATTTTTCCTAAACCTGCATCGTTAGTAAGGTTAATGTAGATTACTACATTTCCTTTTCCACCTGCCATAGTAACAAGACCAGAAATTGATTCTTCCCAAGAAATGTTCAATGCACAATACTTAGAAGTAAGTGTAGTTGATCCATTAACTCCTGGGATTTTAACTGCTTGGTCACGAGGTGTAGAAGGTACAGCCAATTGGTTGTTTTGTCCTTCAAAACCGTAGTTCATGTACTCGTCCATAGCAACTTGTTGCCATACACCGTTACCGTTAAATGCTCCCATTGTGTGAGTCTTCAATGTAGAAGAATCAGAGAAAGTTGCAGTAAAACGATTTGAGTAATAATCACGGAATGTGTTAACATTAAAGTTAGCAGGTACACCTGTAACACGAACACCGAATGCAGATGTTGCAGCAGTTGCAGCAGCAATAACTTCTACACTACCAATTGCGATAGTAGCACTTGCACTAACATAAGGAGCATCAAGTGTAATCATTGTTGCAGTAATAGCTGTAACACGGTAAACTGGAGTTGTAGTTGTAGTTCCACCCAAACGGATAAAATCGCCTACGACAACGTTAGTTACAGTTCCACCTATGATAGAAACTCCTTTAGACTTATAAACAACTCCTAAAGATGTTGCCGTTCCTGTAATTGCAGCACCTGCATCAGCACAAATAGCTTCCATTTTCAAGTAACCATTTGCAGGCTCTTGAGCAGTAAAGTTTTTGTAACCTGACTCTACCAACAACATAGCCAATTCTGCTTGAGTACCTGTACCGTCTGTACGAACTGGTCCAGCAAAAAGAGACATTGGTTGAGAACGGTTAGCAGCATCATTATCTTGCTTACGAATCTTAATCCAGAAATCTGTATTATTAGATGTAGGCAAAGCTCCAGTTGTACCATTAAAACCGAAAGAAGTAACTTGTTGAACAGCTGCTTTAAAACGAGCTGCAGACAATTTAATACTACCTTTAGTTAGGATTGGAGACTTCATCAAAGGAACTCCAACACCTTTTCCTTGTACGATTAGGAAACGATCTCCGTTATTTAATGCTGTATACTCTGCAGCACTTAATCTTTGTAAACCTAAATCTGTAACAACAATCGCACCTACTTCAAGGTTAGAGTCAGATACTACTGTACCTGCAGTTGTTACTGGCAAGTTAGCCGTCAATTTAGAAGCGTCATTTAGCAATACACTAAATACATTGTTTGCTTTTCTTAACATTTTGTTTTGTTTTTAAATTAATATTATTGTTTATTTATTCTAGTTCCTTAAAAGGTTCTACTATTTGCATTTTTTGTTCTTTTACTCTTTGATACATTAAGTCCATTGCTATATCTATTATAACTGTATGGGTAGATGTATCTAACTCGCAATTTTGTTGGTTAGCAGGAGTATCTCTATCTACTACAATTGCTTGTGGATTTTTAACATATCGCATGTGGTATATGTTTATGTTAAAAGTACCATCTGTAAACAACTCATGTCGTTTAGCAGTTGCAGGAGCAGTAGGTGATATACCTGTTACCTGTCTAGAGAATTCCGATCTCCATATTCTAGCATCTCCCGAGGATTTGTAGAAAGGTTTTTTATATTTGCTCCAACTGAATCTCTGCATCTCGTTGTGAGCAATCTGGACAACATATCCTACAATATTATTTGTTGTTCCGCATGTCATCTTATCTATAGTACATTCTTCGTATATAGTGTACATGTGGTCTAACGGTAAATCAAAGAACTTTCCTGTTACATCTGTGTTCACAATTATTCCTGCTTGTGATGCAGAAGGGGTTAGGGCAGGAGCATCTTTGATAAGTGCTCCCAATCCTTGATCCCTAATTTCTGTTTCTTGAAAGCCTTTACCCTTTCTATTATTTAATTCGTCAAAGTATTTTTTAACATATAACTGCTCAGCCTCTGTTAGTACAGAAGATAATTCAAAATCTTCATAACCAGGGGAACCAAAACTATCACTTCTGTCTAGTTTCAATTCTAATTCATCGGCCATTTGGTTTGCAGTCATATCTTAATTTCTTTTTGCTAAATCAATTTTTGCTTTTACTCTCAATTTTACTTCTTGATTGTCAGGGTTAAGTAAGTAGTTAATAACATCAGTCATATCTCCTAACTCAGCACCATTATCAAGTGTGTATCTTTTTTCACCCTTACGAATAACTGCACCAGCTTCTACAGCTTCTTGTACAAAGATTCTTTCAGCATATTGTGGATGGTTAACAATTTCTAAGAAATATGTAGGATTACTGTCTACAATATTTAATACTTCGTTCTTTAACCATTCGTCATTTGCTGTAGCAGGTATAGTTCTACCAAGAGATTTAATAAATCCTATTGTAGCTGTTTTACTATTTGTAATTTCTGCGTACTTAACAAAAGCATTTGCTTTAACACTAGCTTCTTCTAATTTCTTAGTAGTTACTTTGCTTTCGTCTACAATCATAAACTCATAAGTAGCTTTTAATGTTCTATCATCGTAAGATGGTGATATACGCATTTTATCAGCTAACAATATAAGATACTTTAACATATCTAAAGACTGATTAAGATTTAATGTTGTACCTTCTTTTGTAAGTACTACACGTCCTCTTCTGTCTGTTCTCCAGAAGTTATCCTCTTGCTTAAGTGTTGGGTTTAAATCCACACCTAATTCTTTTTCAAAGAACTCTTTTTGAGTCATTCCGTTAGGAAAAGACTCCATGTATTTTTGAACTTTAACTCTCTTTTGGTCGTCCAAAATTACTTTTACTCCGCCTCCCAAGTTTGCATTATTAAGCGGAACTTGAAAGCTTCGTTTTGTTTTATTGTACATGAAAGGATCTTTTTTGTTATCCTGTCCTTGTACTAATAAGGTACCCCATTTCCCCGATGATTCTACTGGCTTTATAGCTACGATTCTATTTTGTAGAAAAGATCCATAAATTTGTTTTTCAATTTTTGCTGTTTCCATTTTTGCTGTCTTAATTAATTCTCTTTATTAAAAATGTCCCCTCGAGGCGTTCAACTCCGAGGGGATCATTTCCTATAGTTTTTATCTTTCTACTGAAAGACGTAAATCTACTACTTTTGTAGGATCTTCGATCATCAATCCACCCCACTTCTGGAAGTGTACTGAGTAACCGTCTACTGGAGAAGCTACCATCTTTGGTGAACCTTTACCTGCAGGAGAGAAAGGATCTCTCATACCTGGGATATACGCCCAGTTGTAATCTGGAACTCCTTTTGGCTTAACTCGGTAGATACCCGCATTGTCACCATAATCCAAAGCAAGGATTCTGTGTGATTCAACAAGACCTTTTCCATCTGGGTGACGTTGTGGGAAGTAAACATCATCATCGAAGAAATCAACGATTTCAACTTTGATAACAACTCCGTTGTACCATTCGTACACGTTCCACTGTGGTTCCATTAAACCTTTAGTGTTACTACCGCCTAAGTTACCTGCATCTGTGTTAGACATCAAGAATTTATCAGAAATTACTGTGAATTTTCCTGTTCCTGATTTAGCTTGGATTTGCTTAGAGATTTCAATAGCACCGAATTCTCCTGTTAACAAGTGAATTACACGCTTACCTCTTTCAATTTTACCAACACCCATATCTAACAACAATTCTAAATGCCAATCAAGGTCATAAGTGTTGTAGTGGTGAACATTAGATGGAGCAATTTGCTCGAAGAAACCTGCACCTGATTCGATAGCATATTTAGTCTTGTCATCTTTGTTTAAATACTTGTGATCTGCTGTCCAGTTTTTCTTACCGTACATCAACATACGAGCAAACATTTCTTCACACTGGTGATGAGCTACCATATCTTGGTAGTTAATCCAGATTGATTCTTGTTGACCTTTGTAGTTAAATCCAAACTCTAATGGTTCGTTTTTACCTTTGTTGATAGTGTTACCTGCAACTTCATACTCCATACGCAATGTAGAAGGACGATTTTCCATTCTCCAAGGAGATGTAAAATACGGCTTAGCACCTTGGTAAGATAGAGTAGATGGAGACAAAGAGTAGAATTTAGACCAACGACCTCCGATAGAAAATTCCTCAGAAGGAACAGACTTAGTAGAGCTATCAGTTACTAATTCAACTTCAACTTTGTAACGAGAACCTGCGTCCATAGATTTCTTAACCAACAAGTGGTAATCATCTACTTCTCCACGAAGTACGTTAGTTTCTTCAAACAACGGTTCGTCAAAGATTAAGTAAAAACGCTCTCCGTTAGCACCAACATTTGCTGGGAAAGTCCCTGCAGAAATAGTACGTCCGTCAATTGTTTCAGCATCTACTAGAGGAAGATTCTTGTCGTGTTGACCTTGCAACATCCAGTTATAGAAACCATTTTCTTGTTCCACCTCTTTAACAGGGAAACGATCTACGAATTCACGTAATTTACCTTGAAGATTAGTTTTGTAAATTTGTTTAATTACATTGCTAATCAACTGTGGTTTTTGTTGATACAAAGAATGGAAGTGGTTATCTGTAACCAATCCATTGTAGTCTTTAGCTTCATACCTTTGTAATGGGAGTAATTGAGCCATTTTTTTCTTTTGTTATTAATTGTTAAACGAATAATTTATTTATTTCCCTTAGTCGCTCTTTCAAGCAAACTCAGTATTCCTTCTGTCTTTTGAGAAGTTTCCATAGAGGTATTTCTACCTACTCCTCTTTGCTCTTCAGCTGCTATAACTTTATCTAGTTCATTAATAGCGGCAGTCTTAGCAACTGCTTTTAATTTAGCAATATCTGGTTTAAACTTACCTTCTTTATCTAAATTAAATAATCCCATAGTATCGTAGTAGTTAATTAACATCTCAAACTCTACAGGGTTTCTTTGTTGTTTATACATTAAACTGTTAAACTCTTTCCCTGATTTAGGGTCCGTGTAAACTGGGTTTACTATATTGCTTTTTAATTTATCCTTGGCAATTTTATTAAGACTTAAACCATCGATGAAAGATTCTCTTGTATCAATGTGTCCTAATAAATTCTCAAATGCATCTGTCTGTGCTTTTTGAGCTGCTTTAGTCTTTAGCTCTTTACTGCTTCTAGACTCCTGAATAACTGATTGCGCTTGGTTCTTTAATTCAGGAATTGCCTTTAGTGCCTTTTCCTCTAATTTATTTACTGCTAACGCATCATCTATCGCCTCTAATGCATCTGCATCTGAGAAGTTTTTAGCTTTTAATTGTTCAAAGTAGATTTGTTTCTGCAAATTTTCATCTGCTTTAATATCTTCTACTCCAACACTATCAAAGAACTCTAATCTTTGTGCCATAAGAATAGCGTTGTCGGTATCATCAAATGCATCTTCGATTTCTAAAAATCTTTTCTTTGCAGACGACATGCCTTTTTTCCAATTCTCTTCTTTGGCCTTAAAATTTGTTTCAACTGTTTTGCTTACTAAATCTTTAATAGAATCAAATGTTCCTGGCATCTCGTCTAACTTTTCCATCTCTTCGACGGTTAAGACTCCTGCTGTAACAAGTTCTTTCATTAATGCTTTGTAAACTATCTCATTCTTGTTCTCGCTAGAACCCGAATCTTTTGTCTCTGTTGCTGCTACTTGTGTAGCTTTGCTTTCCCGTGTAGTAGTATCGTCTCCTTTTTCCGCTACTACAGGTGTTAATGTAAATTCTTCTGTTGAATCTTCTGAAGGTTCTCCGCCTTCATTTTTTGATTCTACTGCTGAATTTAGTTCTTCTGCCGACATTATTTGAAGTCCTTCAAACAAGTCATTGATATCTGCATCCATATTTGCTGTCATTAATTAGTTACAATATTAAAAAAATTTTTATACATAGTCTATAAATTATTTATGAATTCATCTATAGTCCTATAGCTTTATGTTGTGCCATTTGATTTACTTTTTTTATTAGCAATCACTTCTTTGGCTTTATTCGATCTTATTTGCTCTTGTAGCTTTTGTTCTCCTAATGTTATTTGGCTCTGTTTATATTGCTCATCTATCTCAGTTCTTCTGATGTCTAAGTAATCTCCTACACCATTAGCATCTGTGTCTAGTTCAGCATTTCCTAATCTACTATCTATTTCTCTAGCATGTGTTGCTAAATGATCCAGCTCGTTCATTCTTTCTTTAGAGGCAATTTCTTCTCTCTTAAGATTTCTATCTTTTTCTGCTTCACCTGCATCAAATGCTCGGGCCTCCTGTTGCTCTTGCATAGCCAATTTAGCATTTTCCTGTTGGGCAGCTAATTGCTTTTCTTGCATTGCATCATTTTGCTCTTTGATTTTTCTAGCAGATTCGTCTAGTCTTCTAGCAACTTCTTGTACAGATTCTGATTGCGATATAGCAGCTAAGTCTGCAATAGTAGCTTGTCCATTTTGGATAGCGGCTTGTGCTAGCGATCTTAGGTCGTTATACAATTGTGTATCTGCAGTAGCATTAGACATGTGGATATCATATTCAGTTGCAACAAATTCATCAAAATTATTCACCATCACTTGGCTCATATCGTCTAATAAGAACTGACCCTTTTTAGGATTTTTCTTATATGCATATTTACAAGCCTCTAAGAATTTAGTAAGAACTCTTTTACGGAAGTTAGCATCTATTGCAAACCACTTTTCAGTAATGTGATTTGTTTGAGCAACTTCTCTTTCTACATTTCCTACTGCTTCTCTATTTTGTATTTGGCCTTCTCTCGCACCTGTTACACCTGCTACTTTACCTAAAGTATTTTCTATATCTAGCATCAGATTAGTATACATGCCAATCTCATTAGGGTCGCCTACTTGTATTTGCTGTGCTGTTAATGTGTTAAATGCTCCTGCAGATTTACCTTGTGAAGGTCCTTTAAGAATCTCATTAGTTGGGTCTAACCATGCAAACTTATTAATAGTTACATAGCGCATCCACTCTTTTGGATCCCAACCAGATGGCACCAGTGAGGAGTTTAGGGCAGTGAAAGACCCTTTATATGTAGCAATAGCTAATTCTCTTTTGTAATAAGCAATATCATAAGAGTAAGCTAATGGCTTCATTATATCCATCAATGACTGCACTTTATAATCATTGGTACTATTCACACTTCCTACATACGGAGGAGTTCCTTTAGATTTATTTACTATAGATTTAGAAGCATAAGGTACAGGACGCATTACTGTGTAAACGTGGTCAGCAATTTTAGTACCTTCCATCCATTCATTAACCCATATCCATTTTACTTCTTCACCTTTATCTTTGTCAGGTTTGTAATCTTCAGGAACCCAATCCTTCTGTTCTTGACCGTCTTGGTCATAATATTTTAATTCTCCTATCTTTCTTCTACTCCTCCAACATACTTTCAAGACCCTTACGTTTCCATAAGTATCAAAAGCTCCTGAAAAAGTTCTAGTTCCCATTTCATTAGGATGGAAAATACTTAGTGCTCCTTGCTCTCCATAGTAATCATAAACAGATACATCACGATTAAGTCCTATACCACCACCTCCAGCGGAAGCATCAGTCTTTCCTCGTTCTAAGAAGTCTACATCATCAGGTGAAAGTTGGTCCCAATAATCATCTATTATTTGCCCTACAGATTTATATCCGTATTCAACAATGATATCCGCGTCCTCAATATACATAGAGTTACCTCCCATTGTATATAAGTTCATCGGGTTAACTCGTCGCATAACAGGGTTACCTCCTAATACTCCGCAATACATTATTTCTTCGCCACCTACTAATAGATCCTCAAAAGTTCTCATAAATAGAAAATCAAAGTCTCCTTCTTTATATTCTTTTTTGAGAATCTGATTAGCGGTGATTTCTGCAATATCTTGAAAATCGTAAGTCTGATACTTGTTTAGAGCATCAAGTCTTTTCTTTACTTCTTCTTCAGATATAGAATCAGTTTTAATTAATGAAATTACTTCACCACGAATTTGTTCCATTAATTGTTCTTCCTTTCTAGTGATGCCATCTTTATCATTAGAAGAAATATATGCTTTAAATTCTTTTTTTCTTTTAGAGTACTCTCCTAATAATAAATTAATTTTAGAATTCTCAATGCCCAAATGCTGGAAAGATGCAGGAAGAGATTCAAGGTCCAGATTGTCTGGATTAATAAATTTTTCAAAATCCTTAACGTTGATTATATTAGCTCTTAAATTATAGTTAGCTTTTTTATTCTTAAAGTTAGAACGCAGGTTTACATCAGAGGTTAACAAATGCTCTGCAAAGTCTATATTCTTTTTAAACCAATTGTCATCTTTTTTGGAATCAGGTAGCTTCTGTCTAGGGAAACTAATATATCCTTGCATTTTAACTGGAGAACTCATAGTGATAATTTATTTAAGATACAAATTTATGGATAAAAATTGGAATTAATAGTATTGATAGGTTTCTTTTTTAAAACACCCATCTTATCCCAATATGGATTATCCATAAAACCTTTAATATCGTCTTTAAGTTTAACGTTCTCTTTGAACATTGTAGAGTCTAACCACATTAGCATACCTAATGCAGAAACTCTATCAAAGTTGCCACTAGGATTCCACATTACTAATTCTGTTATCATAGCAGAAGAATATAATGTCTCGTACACTCTTGTCTCAGATTTCTCTGAGATTCTCTCTTGCAACCAAGACTTAATCATATTTCTTGCTTCAGCATTGACTGTACCAGATGCGTTAATACCTTTAGAAGTATTAGTTCCTGCTTTATAAGTATCTGTAGATCTTAATTGATAAGGTGTATCTGCAAGTAAGTAAGTACACTTATTTTGGTCAAAGTAATTGTAGAGACCAATAAGGTTTTTCTCATACATTCCTATTGCATTATAATACAACAACATCTTACGACATACTTCATAGAAATCTTTTGCTTCCCCTGTACGCCCTGTATACTCGGCAACTATTTGTCGAGTAAAACGATTCAATATAATTATAGACGGTAAGGAATCAGTAGTGGATTTATCTTTATCTACAACGTCGATTCCTGCGATGTGCACTCCTCTCGGCACTACACCTTCGTCATTCTTTTGCGGTTTTACCCATAATTCTATGCAACTTTTTTTATCATCATTGTTGTTAAGTGGAAACTTTCTAATAGGTTGTGCATCTTGCTCTGTAAAAAACTCAGGTTCGTTGGCAGAGTTAAAAGATATGTGACCCTTAAAGGATGCTTCTGTATATTTCTTATACTTACCTCCCTCTACTTCAGCTAGTTGTTCTTTAAGTTGTAGCGTAGGGAAGAATGCTCCTTCAAGAACTAAGAAGGCTTCACTCGGAACCATCGGTCCGTTGATAATTTCTGTCTGATATACAGTCGGGTCTGGTGATTTTTTTGCAATAGATCGTCTGTATTCTATATTTACTCTTGCTAGCGCTTCATCTGTTTCTAGATTAGGGCCTTTCTTAAATTCATTTTGTACTAAAGAATACGGCACAAAGTATCCTATCTTTCCTCTATGTTCAAATACATCATCAAATTCTACGCAGTTATAATCTTGTGGATTTCTAAATATACTTTCTGCATATAATGCTGCTCTACCTGATACAAGTCCCCCCGTTCCTAGGGCCCATATTACAAGATTTTTCTTAGCCTTTGCTGCTTGGATAGCTTCGATAGCTCCCCAAGATTCCTTTATATTATACATGAAACCTACCTCATCTAGTGCTACTAAGTTGGCACGAGTACCATTGGCTGCTAGTGGATTATCTTTAAAGGTTCTATGGTATAATTTAGATTTAGAAAGTGCTGCTGTAATATATTTGTTAGACTGTAGCGACCCTGTGTAGTTTGAGAATAGCGGTGCGGGGTATTCTTCATCACCTATGGAAAATCCCCCAGGTAATAATTCAAATGCCGTCTTTACCTTAGCTACTAATGGTTCGGTGTATTTAGTATCAATCGCACCGATGATACTTTCTGACGAAGTATATTGTTTTAATTTTCTTCTTGATAAGTAATCATCGTAGTCTGTAGCTCCATCAAATAAGAAGTTATGGGCAACTATTGCTGAAGTAGAATAAGACTTACCTGACCCCCTCGCTTGTATAGACATAAAATGCTTTGCTGCATTTTTGTATAAAGGCTTACCTAAAGATTTACCGTGGTTTCTTCTTAAGTATTCTCTTGCGGGAACGTAAGTCATTTTCTGAGATTCTGCTTCAGTAATCCTTTTAAGCGTAATAGAAATTGCCTTATCTGGGCCATATCTTCTATCGCATGTATAAACCTTGTCCCCTGTGAATCCTGAAAAGCCCCTACACTCGTCATAGATAAGAAATAATTCCCAATCTATATCGCGTAGAAAAGGCAGACCAAATGCTTGTGCTACAGATGTGTCGTCTTCAAATTGTATATTGTGAAAGTTGATGTAGTAGTATAGAGGCCCTGGCATCCATTTTCCACCAACCCAATAACCTTCTATGCACTTACGCTTTTCTTCTTTCCAAAAAGCAATACGTTCATAGTATTCTAATTCAGGATGATAATTAGGAATATCTTTAAGTCTAAAATTAGAATTTTCTATTATCATATTTCTCCGCTATCTGATAGTGATGCAATAGACTTACCTTTTTTGGTAGTCTTCTCTTCTTCGTAATCTCTCTTGATTTTCTTATAATCCTCAAACATCTTAGGCGTGTTGCTCAACATCTTATCTAGTTTAACTAACTCGTCAGTGTCCCCTGCTTGAATAGCATTTCTATAGAGATCCTTTAAGGAATTATCTCTGAGTACCATTATCTCACTCCAGTTTACTAATGATTTCTCTGCATCAGATAGTACTAGGTTTTTAAATACATCTATGACACTTTGTATGCTATCCCATTTAAACTTAGCGATTTTTATAAAGTCCTTAGATAATACCTCTAATTTATTTGGATAATGAAAGAATTTAGACTCAGGATTAAAAGCATAATTAACAGCCCACATTACTCTTGAGCTTTCCTCTTTGCCTTTAGATTTATCTTTATTATAAAACTGAGAAAACTCAGTCAGTAATAAATACTCTGAGTTTACTTCCCAATAATTATTATCATGAGCCGCTTTCATCCTTAATCTTTTTTAGCTTATTCCATAACTCTCCCATAGGAAGTGTGCAGGTAAACTGCATACCATTGCTGTAAATTGTTGAGGTTCCTATTTCTGACCCTTGTCCTATTGCTGTAATATCGTAGAAAGTCACAGGCGTAACAGTCTTATCTTCTTTAATTATTTCAAATGTTATGTTCATCTTTTTCTATTTTTAAATTTAAACAATGATTAGCATGTCTTATCTTTCTTTGATTAGGAATAAATTTACCAAAATTATCTATATGGATTACTGGAAACTTTTCTTTATCATAAAGCTCGTCGCTCTTCTTGTCTATGTCGGCAATCACTTCAGCAATCTTACCACCAAGTAAATTCCAAACTTCTTCTGCTTGTCCTATCTTTACTCCGTGGCGAGTTGCTACTTCTAACAGTAATCTACGTTGTTCAATCATTAGGCGGTGCTATACTAAAATCAAAAGTTTCTTCCTCTAATACGGGAGCCTTAGAAGCATCAATGTCATATTCAGAATTGACAACTGCTTTAGCATACTCCATTGCAGGGTCTTTTATATCTGCTCCCCAAATTGATTCTTCTACAAACTTTTGCTCCTCCTCGTTCTTATCTATAATAGCTTCATCTAATTCCTCTGTAAACTTCTTAGTAGTTGGAGGAATAGTAGTCATGATAAGATTTACTTCAAATTGGAATCCATCTTGGTCAGGCTTAAATTGCAATTGTGGATGAATCATATTTTGATCATTTAATAACTGCGTGCCCATGAAAGATTTCTTAGTGCTCTTAAGTCTAGACAGGATAACATTAAATTGTTTCTCCTCTATGTTTAATACATCCCTAATTTCTTTACGCATATCAGTAGACAGAATAAACTTAGCTCTCTTATCGGGAGGAAGTGCTTCATACTCATTATTTAATTTAATGAGCTCTGCTAATACGTCTCTCTCTTGTGGTGTAAGATTGAGCATAAAATTCATAAAGGCTAGAATCTGGCGATATATCTTTCCTTCGTTAGTAGGAAGGGATATTACTTTTCTTTGCTTCATCGATAATTACTTTTTGTAAATCTACGTCTGTTGCTAGCATCTTAGCTACTTCATACCATGTGATTAATGCGCCTTGTGCCAAGGAACCTAGTACATCTAGGATAACATGGTATTCCATATTCTTAGCATCTATGTTATCAGGTCGTAAGTATTTAAACTGCTGTATAGTTCTCTCACTGTACCCTGCTTCCTTAACAATGATATCTACTGCCCAAGCATTTTCATTATCCTTCATAGGATAAGATGTATACTTAAACTGCAGACCATCTGCTAAACATTTTTCTGTTGCTGTTAAAAAGCAAGTAGCTAATACTGTCTTAATCTGCTTTAAATTCTCCGTTGTGCTCATCGTTAATATTAATTTGTAAAATAAATTTAGTAGGGCCTATGTCGTTGCTGATGCAAAAGGAAGCTTCAAATACTTTGTTATGCTTTAAGCAGAACTCTATAAAATCTTCTTCCAAGGCCTCTTCTCTTTTAAATAATCCTTGTAAATCACCAGATATAAATTCTCCAATTCTCACCCCAGTAACCTTACAATGAAAAGATTTCTAGATTTAATCTATATCTTCCCCTTGTTTCTGCTGTCCGTATTAAGTCCCGCTCTTTTAGAGAAGCTAAATGCTTATCTAAAGTGGGAGGAGATATTCCTAACTTATTCATGATGGCAAGTTTATTTTGTTTATCTGCGTACCATAAATTCTTCTCAAAATCTAATTGACGCATGATATAGAATAATACATGGAAGGTTCTATCGTTTGATTTTAATAATACGCTTTCCTTTGTATCTAAATACACTGCTACCATTTTTCTATTTTTATTATCTCTGTACTTATACATTGCAAATATACATAATTGATAGTACAAATATCATAATAATATAGATACTATCCAAATTTGATAGTATAAATATACAAATAAGATAGTTAAATTATTGGATTTAGTATTTGGTGCTCTATCATTTTGAGGTACGTACGGTTACTTACAGGGTAATTAGTTTGGCATTTGCTCTCTTTACATTGCAAGTAATATCTTCTTACTCCCATTGCAGTAGTGTAGCATTTAGTAACCCTTGGGTGTAGACTTCCACATTCTGGGCAAGCAAAGTTATCATTGCCGTAAAGTTTGCCGTAGTTAAACTGAGCCTTAGCGTAAGGTCTTAATTTTTGATACACTCGCTCTAAAAGTCTAACATCTTCATCGCAGTATTTAACCATATCGTTAAGTGCATCTTCAGATTTCTCTTGGCATATTTTGTCCCATAAAGAGTAATCAGTAGGTATCTTCTGTCCTACTCCTAAGTATTTTCCTAGTTCATCTAGTTTATTAGAAGCAAAACTAAATTGTGACTTAGCTATTTTAAGAGTATCTATAGTTTCATATCTAGGGTTCATGTGTAGCCCGTGTAGGACTGCTCTTGTGCGTAACCATTTTAAATCAAATCTATCTCCGTTATGTGCTACTATTTGATTGGCTTTATTAAGCTCCTTGACAAAGTCCTGTATTAGAGTTTTATCACACTGATCATCATCCCATCTAAGATTATGAACTTCTTCCTCACCTTCCCACTTCCATGATAGGCAAATTACGGAAGGGTACTTAATAATCTGATGTGGTTGGATAGAAAGATTATATCCTAATCTCCAAGCACTAACTATGAAATAAGAAACCTCTATATCATAGAACATTCTCTTTCTAACGCTTTTAGTTTTACTTTTATTTTTGCTCATAGTGTGCTTGTTTTTAACTTGTTCGTAAAGTTATGTAATAATTCAATATGATGAAGGAATAGTAGGCTAATAATAATGTAAATATTATTAGGAATTTTGAATTATTATAGTTATGAGACGTACTATCATGTAAGTGGTAGTCCAACTATCAGTGCTTGTTAGGTTATTACTATCACTCTGATGGTAGTAAGAGCCTACCAATTATGGTAGTAGAAAATTGTAACTAACTGTTATATAGTATTTTATGATTTTAGACTAATGTATAGGTAAACCTACACAGTAGGTGCACTTGTACGAATGTATAAATGTAGCGCTGTTTAGCCACTTACCTTTAGATTATAAATAATTTTTTTTTATATTTTTTTATTTTAGATTTCTTAGATTTCAAGCTAGTGGTTAGTACCACAGTCAACCACCCCCACTAAATCTTGGACGGGCAATGTCGCCCCCACTAAAAATTACAAAATGAAAATTTCAATCCACCAAATTAAAGAAACACAATGCCCAGTTTGGGAGAACGACGCAATGACAGGAGCGTATGAGACACGCGTGCTCGTTGTCTTTCGTAAGGACAAAGAGCTTAACGGCTTGTCTTGTGGGACTGCTCTTGCTTCTATCTTCATGCTGCCTCAGTACACACTGGAGCAAGTGCAGACAGCATTGCCGCTTGATGTTGATTACGCAAAGAAGGTAGAGTTCGTGGCTAAGCCTGACTCTAAGTACTTCAAGGCAGTGATCCTCTAAGGGTCACCGCTTTGCGGAGTCAGACACATTGAATATACTCACTCGTCTGTGAATATACTGTCGTTGAGCACTACGTGAGTGTGCTTGTTTTCATACTTAACTAATTGATTTTCAATTATGTGTGTAGTTAACGGTGTGGTTACTAACCAGTCTTGGACTCGTAACCCTAACTCTTAAAGAGTTAACAAGTCATATCCTTTAATAAGGGTATGGCTTAATTATTTATTAACATTTAAATTAAAGAAATGTATTCACAGAAAAATATTACGAATCAAAGGTTCACTGTAAGATTTTGTGCTGTTGCAAATTATTTAGGATTTAAAAAGATTGGATCTTTTGAAAAACTCCTCAATCAAATGCAGCCAAACAATAAAATTACATTTGGACCTAGTCATGTCCGAGTATGTAGATTACTCTCAGAAATAAATGACTTTAAAAAATATGAAGCTGAATAATAGTAAGCTTCATATTTGTAATGCACCAATCTCACTTCCCAAGGGTGAGCAGTTGTAATATGTTGATGCTTTGGCCAAAGTATAGGTTGAAATGCCCTCTATGAAAGTAGTTAATAGACTAGATCCTAATAGTTTATTAAGAAACATAGTCATGGAAAAATAGTAGGAACAACATATTACAACTGAGTGCAGAGGGATTTTTAATTAACTTAAAAATTAAACTTATGAAGAGAAATGGAAGTGTGGGTATATTTTACTTATACACAATGATAGTAATAATAGTATTAATAATATTAATAGAGAAATTATGAAAAGAAAGAATTTAGCGCACATATTCACAGCAATATTGCTTGTAACTATGGTATTAGGAACAATCTTAATGTTAGGTGGTAATCATTTAGGTGATCTAATAGTAATTGCATCAGCAATTGGGATTACAGCTACATTAGCTATATCTTAATGAAAATTGAGCAACGAATAGTCTTATATCGTATTGCTTAATAGACTTTATAAGTCAGTAGAATCTCCATCTTATAGCTTAATGATGAAGATTCTTTTAATTATCTCTGTTTAGTATTTAGTACTAAATAAAAGATTAATTTAGTAATAGAACTTTAAAAACTGTATCATGGACTTTGAAAATGATTACATATATAGATTAGAACTTATTTTCGATGAAGATGATGTTCTTGTATACAACATTATCTCTCCTGATGATGATGGGCTAATAAAAAACATTGAGGATGATTTGTATTCTAAGTATTTACACAAGGAATCAGATCGTACTAAATATAAATTTACCAAGCTTTGGACTTTTGAAGCTGGTATTAAAATAGCGGTGATAGCTAATACAGCTATTAACCGCAAGCATGCATTAAACTAAGGATGCCACAGGACTAAACATTGATAAGCCTGTTTAAAAATTGGATATACGTAGAAATACGTAATGTATTGTTGCCTTGAGAAAGCAAGACTAAAAACATATAGAGACATAAATAGTCCTATACAATGCAAATGAGCTCTCAGCAAATAGTAATGTGTCACAGTCTATATATCATGTATAGAATACCTCTTACTATATGACCCTATTCTTGTTTACAAGTCAAAGGGTGCTAGTTTAATGGTTATAGTAGTTTAGTTAGGTTAGGTAAGTTCTTAGTGGGAGAAGCGTGTCCCACTATCTTTTTTAATTAAATAGAATGAAATCTATTTATTTACTGCGATGAACAGTTCTTTCATTTATTAGTAATGGTTGTTAGCATCGTCGAAAAAATACAACCAAATTACATTTTATGTACATGCTCGTGTATGTGAAAAGACTTTATAAGTCTGTGTTTTAGAGCAAAATCTATAAATTATTTATCTTTAAAAAACAAAATTATTATGAAAAAAGTAACATTAGTATCAGCAAAAGGAATCAAAGGTGGAAAAGTACAATTAACTTTCTCTCAAATTGTAGAAACAGGAAAGACTCCAACAGGTTTGTTGGGCATCTTGAATGCTTCTGACGAAAGATTTAATCAGTCTAAGCCTCGTTATGCTTGGTTATCTGCACAACCTGCAGATGTTCAATTACAATTTGGTCTAGATGTTTCTGCATTAGCAGAAGGAGAAGAATTAGAAATTGATATGGTTGATCCTAAAATTGCAGGAGATGATCGTTCTTTGAATCTTCAAATTACTGAGACTACTGCTGGATCAGATTATGATGTAGCTAACTTTGAAAGAAGAGCAAAGCGTGCAGGTAAAGACGGTGATTTCATCATGTCTAAAGATGGTTTGTATATCTACGTAAATACTTCTGTAGTATTGGGTGAGGCTAAGCATACTTTAATCGCTGAGACAACTCGTCAAGCTGTTACAGGTAATTCAGCAATTGCTGACGCATTAGGTATTTAATCTGAAGCAAAGGGGGAATAGTAAATCTATTCTCCCTTTTATTTCTTTAAAAAAAATTTAGCGGTATCACCTAAATAACTCCATCATGCAAGAAACAAAACCAAGAGTAATTATTACTGAATTGGGAGTATACTTACGAGCAATAGAGCTTGAGTATAAGCCCAAAGATAATGAGCATAGAGCTCAATTAATAACTGATAACTTTCCTGTGCTATGTCTTGAAGAAGACATTGAAGAATACGAGGAAATGTGCTATTATAGTAGCTTAGCAGAGAGCCAAGACTACGATTTAATAGGTAAAAGAGACAATTATTGTAGACAATTAGGAATATCAAATCCTTTTTATTAATTAATTAAATATAAACAAGATGAAAAATAGTGAAGAAAACAAAGAAGACAACAAAAGTGCAGCAGCAGGTTGTTTACCTTTATTGCAATTATTAGTAGGATTATTTGCTGTAGGTTATGCAGTATATATATTACTTACTATTTAGATAGGTTACTGTAAACAAAATATACGGCTGCATTGATTTGTGGCTGTATTTTTGTCCAGTTAAATAAAACGAATTGATGAATTGGAAGCAGTCAAGTAGCGTTGCATATAACGGAATGCAACTTGGCTTAGTGCGAATTATTAACGAAAAATATAATAGAATGAATAAAGTAAGTGAACAAAGAATGAAATTGAGGATTGAATATTCTCGTGAAACAGATTTGGTATTTAGCGACAACATACCTGCATATTCTGATTGGATGGAAAAGAAACTCGCATTGAGCCAAGATGCTGTTATTGGAAGTTATGCAATTGTAAGATGGTACGATAATAATAATGAAGACGTTGTTTGTACCACAAAAGAAGTAGCAGAAGACTATGTTAAAAAGTACAATGCTTTATCAGGTAAAGAAAAATGCTTTGTAGATACCGAAATTTGGCTACCACTAAAAGAAGCATAATTGCTTATAACGTAATGTAGGTTGGTGGAGTTTACGAATTAAAAATAAAATATTATGATAACGAAGCACGAAATTATTGAATTATTAAAAGAATATGGCGGATATATTGACCGTAGCAGAACTGAAAAAGCGATACACGAAGATAACTTCGATATTGTTTCGGATGCGATACTAAGTAAATTGCACCAACCTACTGTTATAAGTTCGGTTTGCATTGCTTGTTCAGGTTCAGGCAAACTATTGATAAGTGATTGTGATTGGTGTAAAGGAACTGGTAAAAAGCAAACTGATTTATAACGTGATATAGATAAGCGACTGCAAAGTTGCGCTTATCTATTGTTAGCAAAGCGTTGCGGAAAAGATTATAAATGAACTAAAATTCGAATTATGGAAAGAGTAAAAATAGATAGAGAGAAAACCATTCAAGAAATGGCTTACGAGATTATTGATAAGTTTGGGAACTCTGAAATGGGAAGGTATAAAATACAATTGATGTGTAGTCAATACGCTGAAGAATATCTGCAAAAACAAAAGCACAAACTTATTGATGAGCAAGTGGGAATACTGAAAGATACTCTTGAAGAAATGATGACTGGTTTTGATACAGAAGAAAACAGAATAGATTTCATTCTTGATATTTGCAACGGTTACAGAAAACGTATCAATGTTTGATAACGTTATCTCGCTTTGTGATGTTACGGCACTAAGCGAAAAGAGGTTTTTCGGCTACCGAAAAACGTGAACGTAACAACAAAATTTAATATTAACTGAAATTGCCGTAATAGCACAAAACGAGTGTTAGCGGTTCGGTTTTCTAAACAAATAAATATTATGTCAAAAAAAGTAACAAATAAATTATTAAAGCTAACTACTAAATTTATGTTAGGTATTCCAAAACGTAAAGAATTAGAAGATTTGGCAAAATTTCAAAATGAAATAGTAAAAGAAATTCAAGATAATATTCCTGAAATGTTTGAGCAAATGGTCGAGCAAAGAATTAAAGACTTAGAAAAAGAAATAGATAGTTGCAGAAACCCAATGCGTGAATATAATTTAGGTAAACAATTATCAAATTTATTTGAGTGCAAAGAGAAAATTTGGAGTGGTTATTACAATGCTTCTCACTAAACTGACCGCTAACGGGTTCGGGCTTGGCGAAGAAGCCGAAACGAAAAGCTAAATCGAAGCACAAAACTTAAAAATTAGAACAATATGTCAAACGAAGAACAAAACGGCTTTTTTGCCAAACCCGTGTTAGGTGCTGTTGTTTCTCAATGTAAAGAGATACCAGACAAACCTATTATGGAATTTTTGCTAAAACACAAAGGGCATTGGTGTAACTGGTATTTTGAAAATGATAGAGATGTCAGAAATGTAATGCCTAAAAATATTGCTTCTGAAAAATTGATTTTAGCAAAAATGAGGCAATTAATGAAACGTGGTTTAGTTGATGGTTGTAGCTGTGGTTGTAGGGGAGATTTTGAAATAACTGCTAAAGGTGAGGAGTGGTTGTCTTTACAATAGCACCTAACATCCGTATAGGCGCAGTTTTTTTCAATTGCGCTTATACCTTGTTATGAAAATTTATAATCCGCCAAACGCATAATTATTTTACAATTTTGGCACAGTATAAAATTACCCTGCTGGAAGCAAATGAATAACCAATATTAAAAGAAAACTATAGGGCCCTACGTAAGCAAGAGTCTAAAGAAGGTTAGAATCCATACCAAGGTGGAGTTGTTTGTGGAAGGATATTAGACTAGGCTCATGGGTGAAAGTCGTGTATAGGATTTAAGCCTTATATAATATATTCAGCAACTTGGGCTGACAGGGTATGTTGTTAAAACTAAGGAAATGGGCAGCTAGAACTGTCACAGGCTCGTAAGAGAAAGTAGTATAGTGTAATACGCCTTAGTTTTATTAAATGTGTTATTCCCGATACGGTAAGCAAACCGTTATGAGATGAGGAGTACTAAAAATTAGAGTATAAGTTCTCTATAACACAGAGGAATTCTCAACCTCAACTATTAGTAAACTTTAGTACCCGTACAGCGGTGAGATGGGCTAAGTAAGATACAATTCCTCGGAGCTGGGAGTAGAATGCTAAAGAGCTAATAGTAATATAGTCAGGTGGCGGAAATATGAGAGACGCAAGAGGTAGAGTTTGGTCTGTAACAGGGATAACTGGTGAGGACACATCTAACAATTTCACGGAGGGTCTAAAAAAGTGAAAGCGGAAAACCTAAGTTACGTGCAGGGGCAGCTCCTGTCCTGACTACTAATTAAATTAAATAACAATGGAATATCTTATAATTGCAATTGTAGTATTTGCAGCATTTATTTTAAGTGAAGTAAATCACTGATTAAGAAGTGAGAGTGAAAACCAATGGTCAGCTCTAAATAGATAGGAGAAAAAGCTTTTAGGAAGCAAGTCCAAGTTGATGCGCAAAATTGGCAATGGTGACAATCGGGGAAAGACCCGTACATGGCTCTATAACAGGTAAAGGTAGCTCCTGAACTGTGAGTGGGTAGAGGTAATAAATAGAGAAGTATGGGTGAGTAGCTCTCCTTCATATTCATATTACATATTACAGTATACAAGGTGGGTTCGATTCCCACTAGAGCCACCAATTATTAACAATCTAAAATCTAAATTATGGAAAGAAAAGTAGAAATTAAAGATTATGAAGATAAGCAGCACTATTTATTAGTAGCACTTAACATGGTAGGAATTCATATAGATTATGTTACAGCAGATTTAATTCATTTAGCATTAGAAAAACTTGCTGAAAAAAAAGGTAACATGGATATGATAGATGCAGCAACTATTAAATCAATACATTTTTCTAAATGGGATAAGTATTTTAATCCTCTTGAGGAAACTAAAAGAAAAAAGAATGACAAATAAGAACATTGATAAAGCAATAATGCATTGTTATAGGGAGTTGTTTGCAAATGCAACTCCCGCTGCATCATTTGATGAGTTGTTGAAAAACTCTACAGTAAATGAAAGAGGACAAAGAGAGATACCTTTTATGGACTATGAGATAGAAGAGTCTGTCTTTGATGAAATAGTAGAAAATACTACTAAGCTTTATAAAATCAAACACAAGATTTTTAAGCAATCATTTAAAAATACAATATTATTTGGATGTAGTCCTAAATTTAAAAAATAAAAAGATGGAAGGAACATTAGTTAAAAAAGGTAAAAAATGGGTTGTTAAATATTTAGAAGACGGCAATCCATTAGAAATGGAAGTTGATTCTTATCAAGCTGATGCTCTTAATGCATCTAAAAATAACCATAAAGTTGTATTTGAACAAATATGGATTAAAGAAAAGAAATGGATAGCATTAATATCATTTAAAACTATTTAAAATGAACAGCAAGACAATTACAATAGAGTTAGAAAACGTTCAACTAAATGTTGGATATTACTTTACTGCAGCGTATGAATCTGATGAACAAGAGTTAGAAAATATGCATTTAGAATTAATTCACACTGTATCTGGAGATGATATAACTGAATTATTACATCATTATGATGAGAAGATTAGAGAAATAATCTATGAGCAATTAAATCATTTAAATAATTAAAAGATGGAAGCAAAATTAATTAAAGATCATGAAGAAGCTTTACAAATACTTGATGAACAAATAGCTGTAATTGATAGTGATTCAGTAATTGATATATTGAAAAAACTAATTGATGCTAGAAATGATGAACGTGATAATGATGCGCTACATCACCTAGGGATTGATATTGCCAATTATGAATTGATTAAGAAATCATGGAAAAAGAAATTCGAATCATTTATTAGATATATTCATGATATTGATGATGCAACAGCAAAATCTCTTTATGATTCCGAATCAGAAAACTTAGAAACATTAAAACTAGATGATAATATATGGGAATTTATTGCATTTAGTGATGGATATGATGGATATAAAGTAACATTCACTAATGATTATAATAAACTAAGATTAGTTAAATGTGAACCAGTTGGTGAAAATGAGTGTAATCAATACGGTATGGATTATGATACCATTTATAAACTATTGAATTGATCAAATGGAAGCAAAATTAATTAAAATGTTGGAAGGATATATAGTATCATTGACAGGAGATATAGATGACATCTATGCAATTACTAATAAAGAACTTACAGAAGAACATGGTTTCTATTCTCTATCCCTCAAAAACTGCAAAGAAGTTGAGAATGGTTATGATTTGTATGAGTTGGCTAAGGCAAGTATGAATAAAATAAACATTCTATTTAATAATAGTTTAGATTCAAAGTCACATACAATAGGCTTCAAGGCTGGTTGGCATCACGCTCTAAAAATTCTTGGTGATAAGAAGTTTAGTGAGGAGGATGTAAGGATTGCGATGGATAGAGTTTGGGATTGGTGTGAAGATGATAAAGACAAAGATTGTTCCTCAATGACTGAACTAAGAAATAAACATATCCAATCACTACAACAAACTGAATGGGATGTTGAAATAGTTGAAGTTGAAGATGGTGAAGTCTATTCTGTTACAGATACTATGAAAGCAGCTCACAACAAAGCTTTTGATGGTGTGCTTTTTAAGCATGATGCAGATGGTTGTTTAATTTTAAAACGTAAATAGTATGGAAAAAATACCAACAGCGGAACAATTTCTAAAAGAAAATAATGTAGTAGGAATGACAGATTTATTAACTCCTATGATGATTGAATTTGCTAAACTTCATGTAGAAGCAGCATTGAAAGAAGCTAGTCAAAATGCCAGATTAAAGGAACTTGAGATACATCTCAGCGATGGCAGTGTTGATAAAGATTCAATCCTAAACAGTTATCCACTAGAAAACATTAAGTAATATGGAATTTGTAATAGGATATCTATCAGGCATGTTTGTTATGTGGGCTATAGGAATGAGTTTAAAAGCTCAATGGAAAAGGAAACTTGAAAAGCTCAAGGACTTTGATACATGGAAAGAATGGAAAAATAAAAATTAAGTAGTATGTCAAATGAAAAATGGAGAGATATAAAGTTAGGAAGTACTGTATATGTCTATGATGTTGAAAAAAGAAATTATTCAAAAAAAACAGTAGTTGGTATGCGTTCTGATAGATTTACAGAAAAAGATATGCAACCCATGGAGATATATGTTGAATTTGAAATACTGCATAGACAAAGTAAAATACGTCCTGATGGTAATAGTATTGATATAGTTTCATCAGGTATAGGAGACAAACCTGAGTCTTTTTATATTGCTTTTAGTGATAAAAATAGCAGAAGAGGTACTAAGTATGTTGGGCATTTAACAGAAGAGGATGTTTTAGAACATAAACTTGAGGTATTATTACCAGAGTTAAAGAAAAAGCAATCTGAAGTTGATGAACTAACTTCAAAATTAAAACATAAGTAATATGAAAAATTTACACTTATTACCAACAGATAAACCAAGTAGGTTACATTTAGGAAATTCAGGGTTAGTTTTATGTGAGTCTGTACTTAGTAAATACACTATTAATGGTCAACACATCTACATCACTAATGATGAAGAAATTAAAGAAGGAGATTGGTTCTATGATACTTATTGTAATGTTGTATCTAAATTAACGGTACATGGTAAAGATAATAGGATTAGTGACTTTAAAAAAATAATCCTAACAACAGACCAATCATTAGATGGTGTACAATCTATTGATGATGAGTTTTTAGAATGGTTTGTAAATAATCCAAGTTGTGAGGAGGTT